CCCAGGCGATGACCCAGGCGATGACCCAGGCGATGACCCAGGCGATGACCCAGGCGATGACCCAGGCGATGACCCAGGCGATGACCCAGGCGATGACCCAGGCGATGACCCAGGCGATGACCCAGGCGATGACCCAGGCAAGCACTTCCTTATAGAAAAATTCTTTTTGTGAATTCAAGAATTGACATCTTCACCCCCCGGAGGGGGGTGGCGGGATGGGTTTTTTGAATTCACAAAAAAATTGAAATGTTTTTCCACCATTCCACCATTTGACAGGTTCATACCACACGACTACTACGAACAATGTTTGCTTCCCTTAAGACCGGCGATCTCGCAATCTGCTACTACCATCTCTCTGAAATGAATACCGACAAGGCCGAAGTCCGTCACGCCCTGACGACATATACGGTGGCGATGCGCCAGAATCTCGCCACAGGCAACCCGATTTTCACAGGTATCCGGAAACTCGAAGAAGAAATTGAAAACTGCGCCGCCGCCGCAGTGGCTACGGCTACGGCTACGACGGCGGCCGCGGACACGGACATGACGGCGCCTCTCCCCCACGACGACGAAGAATTGATGACCCCCTGTGCGCCTCGTTCGCGTCGTGCTCGTCGCGTTCCAGCGATGTCCGAAAACGACCCCAATTACAAAATCGAGCGCGACAATGCCGCCTTGGCCGAAATCCTTGCTAAAGAACTCGCGTTTCTCAACCGAACCATCCAAATGATTTCGCTGGTCGCGTCCAGGTATCACGAAGAACAAGAAGACATTGCGTGGGACTACCACAGCGACATCGAGACTGCGGATGAACTCGGCGGTGAGTACGGCCAAGACGACGAGTACTACGACGATGACGGTGTTCCCACTGCGGCCGCTGCTCCTCTTACCAGGTCCCAATCTCATTCATTCGGCGATGAAAATATCCAGTGCGCGGATTACGTCGACCCGCGTCCCAAAAACCAGCTCGCGAATACCCTACTCGTCGGCAGCGGACAATTCCAGCAGCACTTCTTGAGTCTCTGTCTGCTTGCGGGTACCGACATCGTGGACGTGAATGCGATGACAACACTCGACCGCCCCATTACGGAATCCAGCTTTGAAAGGAAACAGCGCGCTACAGTGTCGGTCATGTCATCCATCTACACCGAATTCAACAAATATGACGCCAACAATCGTGGCCCGGTGGTTCGCGTCTTCCAGACCCTGCGCGACCTCTCTTCCGCCACATGGAGCATGATGTCGATGCTCGCGTTCTCTAACCTGTTTCGTCTCACGCACGGGACCGACTTCGAAACCGAGCCTATCAACCCCGATGACGCAATCTTCTCCAACCAGGGGCGTCCATTTCGGCCTCGGATGGGGTTTCCCGCGGCGACGATGCCTGACACGTTGAGGACCCACTGCGACGAGGAGGTGGCGGCGGTGGCGGGTGTGGCGACGGAGGCGACGACGGATGAGTAAAGGCCAGCGCAGCAGCAGAACAGGAACAGGAAATCAGCGGTATGTAAAATGTGTGTGTGTTCTAATACTTTTTATTTACAACGTAAAAAATATTATTAGTAAAACCTGTGTTTTTTTCTTGTATGTCGTTGCTTCTTATATTTCCGAAGTTTAATACTCCCTGAACTGGTCGCGGATGTGTTCAAACACCACAATCGCGTCCCTAGCGCACGTGGTGATATACTGCGCCACAATCCCTTCATCCACCCCCACCGTCTCCGCGAACCCTACACGTATCATACTATCCGGGTTGTGCGGGTGAATCTTCCGAAACGCGCAGTAGGTCACTGTCTGGTCCTCCGCGTAGTGTTTGTCGTGAAGGAAGAACTCCAGCACCTTCCCCAAGGTATAATCCTCTCCCTTCAATTCGATATCGAACCCGTTATGGATGGTGCTTACCGTCGGGATGATATGGTTCTCCCCGCTTTCAATATCGCGGATGAACTTCGTACACTTGTTAATCATAATCTGCGCGGCCTTGCTCACGATATCCGCGTTCGTGTAGACTCCCACCGTCTCCACGACGAAATCGAAGCTGTCGTCTTTTGTATAGCGTTGCGCATCCAGGAGCGACCAGTTCTTCCGCTGTGCTTTCATTTCCTCGCTTCCAATCGCGGCGATACCTTCCTTCACGAGTTCGGCTTCCTTGATGCGCCAGGCCTCATCGACCTTGGAGGGGTCCATCGTCATACTGTAGGCGCATGTACATACGACGTTGAAAGCACCGTCTTCGCGAGCTGTCCCGATATCCAGGTCGCATGTGAGCGCGAGTTGCTCGGGTTCGCCGTATTCTGACATTTTCGGGAGGAGGCGGGCGAACTCGATGTAATCGCCGGTGATTGGATTCGGTGGGAAGATTTCGCGGCATTTGACATCGGTGAGGTATTTGCCCGTGGTTTTGTTCTTCATTTTGAAATCCTTGGTTGTGATGTAGCGAATTTCGCTGGCGTCGGCGGTCACGTTAATTTCAAGGACGTATTCTTTAATGGAGGGATCCATATCGCTTACGTGAATTGGTATGCAGCTCAGGCGTTGCTTCAGAATCTCGTTATGAATTCTCGATGTGTTTGTGGTTATGCTGGCTTTGCATTCCGAGTAGGGGAATGTTCTGAACACAAAAGTTGGAATGTCGGACAATATTGTTCTTCGGAGTCCGTTGGCCAAGCTCACGTTGATGCGGTCGATGGTGAATCTGAGCTCACCTCGTTCATCGGTTTTTGATACGATGCGGGGGATGTATTTGCTTGACGCGGAAGCAGAATGGAATGGGGCGGCGGATGATGCGGTAGCGGATGCGGTAGCGGATGCGGCGGATGACATTACTCAATAGTAAACAATAAATGATACGTTTAATATAGATTAATATAAAGATTTGTTATCAATTTTTTCTTCGAAAAACGGGCGTTACGGACGTTACGGACGTAATGGACGCAATTTTTTCTTCGAAAAACGGGCGTTACTAATCATTCACCGCGTTCAAAACCCACATAAAAACTTATCTATATTTTAGTATTAAGGAATAATGTCGTGTATTATCTATTACAGCAACCACTGTGATAAATCCAAAGCCGTATTAACCGCTTTGTCTAAATCACGACTCCAAGATGACATTCATTTTCTCTGTATCGATAAGCGTGTGAAATCCGGCACCGGAGCTTGGCATATTTTGATGGAAACCGGCGAAAAAGTCCTCCTCCCCCCTCAAGTCAACCGCGTCCCCGCGCTCCTCCTCCTGAATAAAGGCCACCAAGTCCTTTACGGCGAGCAAATCCTCCAGCATTTTCAGCCGAAGAACGCCGCATTGAACGACGTGGCGACTGGTTTCAACGGCGAACCGAATGCGTTTGCGTTGGGGCGCGAGAGTATGGGTGGCGGATTCGGTGTCGCGTCGGATAATTACAGCTTTTTAGACCAAAGTGCCGATGAATTGTCGGCGAAGGGGAATGGTGGAATGCGGCAGCTGTATAATTATGCGACGATTGACTTGGTGGACAAAATCGAGACTCCACCTGATACGTATTCGCCGGATAAGGTGGGGAGTGTGTCGTTGGAACAGTTACAGAATAAACGGAGTTTAGAAATACAGAATCAGCAGCAGCAGCAGAATACGGTTGTGTCGGGGGGCGGCGGCGGTGGTGGATACGGGGCGATGGGCGGCGGTGGCGGAATGGGGAGTGGCGCGGGTGGTGTGCCCGGTTCCCAGCGTGGACAGACGATGCCTCAACCCCAACAATATGCGCCTGTTGGAACCCCTCCCCAGTTTGCCGCACAGGCCGCCTATCGTGCTCCACCCCAACAACCCGAGTATTCACGTTTAAATACTGGCGGTGCCAATGGGAATGGAGACGGAAGTTTGCGTGGTTCGATGGATATGCGGTCCCAACCGCGCGGGGGTGGGAGCTGGATATAGAACGATGAAAATATTATATTAGGATAATGTATAATTAGTTCATCAGGGATGACAGACACATCTACAACGAAAGAGAGGTGGTGTAATTGGTTAAATTCCGAAATATCCTCTCTAAATAACTACATAATAAAGTTAGAAAGGAATTACAAAGAGGGTAAGAACAAACTCGACGAACTCCTCAAACACAAAGCCGAATGTGCTGCCGCTAAGGCCCAGACGCCCAACTATGGGCCACACTGGAACCTACGTCTTGAAGAGGATTTAGAAAACAAAAAAGCTGACACTACAGGTTGGGATGTGTTATTAAAAAAAACACAGGCAGAACTCAAGAAAAAGAATGAATTATATAACACATACTGTTCCGACAATCCAACAACGTTTCAAAAGTTTAAACGTTCTGTAATGAAGTATCCGAACATATATAACAGCGATTCCCTTCAAGTGGCCAGAAATATAGCTGAAAAGCAAGGCAAGAAATTAGTTCTAACAGATTATGAAGATCTAAAACAGGGGGTAATTTACTATGTAGTTGTTCCAGTAGATGAACGAGAGGTTAAACGTCCTATTGATGAGGTCGCATTTGTGAGATTGTCCGAGAAGCAAGCCGAAACAGCCGATGGAACCAAAACATTTAATATCTATGATGATGACGGTAAGTTGAGTAAGACATATGTGGGGGGTACGTATCAGGCTCCGGGGGGGTGGTATGAGGTAAAGACTGTAACTCTTCCTAATTCATATTATTTCGTTGATGCGGATACACTATTATCCGCCCCTCAAAGCGCAGGCAATAAACGAAAAAAACACTCCTCAAATAAATTATCCAAACGCCACGTCAAAACCAAAAGCCGTCGCCGCAATAACATTACCCATCGTCGCAAACAACGACGTTAAAATCCATAGAATTCGGTTGTTCATCTATCGAGGAACGATTTTATTATCAATAAAATTGACATTCCTCATTCGAGGAACGATTTTATTATCAATAAAATTGAATACAATTTTATTGATACATCAATATCATCAATCATCAAATGTCATCTACTGCCATCGAAACTGTCGCCGCTCCCGCCGTCGTCGTCGCCGTCGCCACCCCCGCTCGCGCCCCCGCCCGTGCCCCAATATACCGAACATACACCATCAGGTCCTGGCATCAATACCAGAGTATCGCGCCATCGCACCTCCATTCCATCGAGCATTACAATCAAACCTGCGAAGAAGACGCCACATTATACGAACCCCATATTATGGTCCTTCGCGACGAGGTCAAGGAAATCACCGGTTGGTATTGGTGTACCGGCTGGCCGGCCCAGAATTGCGCGAAAACGGACGGATATGTAGATGTCCGCACCGGGAAGAAATACTCACTACACGGCGAAGACGCGTTTTCCAAGGATATCATCGGGTATCAATCAATGAATTGAAACGATTCTATATATATCTGGGTTTCGACGCATCATAATTTTGGATGATTTGCGTTACTGACAGTTCCGTATTATAATAATAAAATTGGCCGACATCGCATTCTCCCTCTCCATAAAATCCGGTCGGGAATGTGAGATTTTGCGTAGAAGATGGAATATTCGTTTCATTACTTGTTGCCGAGAGAACCTGGCGACCATTTACAAATATATTATTTTTCCTTCCTCCGCCATTTCCGAATTGGACGTTTGCGGTGTAGAGTCTCCATCCATTGCTTAACACACCAGTCGCCGACGTAAAATAATTCACCATCGACGATCCGTTTTCATGTAATTGTAATGTGTTGTCGGTCCTATAGCCTAACGCGTATCCATCATAGGATGGGGCGCCAAACACCTTACTTACTAACGAACCTTGTGTTCCGACATTATTGATTCGGGCCCATATTTGAATCGTGAAGGGTTGGTTTACAACGGGATTGATTGCGGCGGCTTGTGTAATTTGAGCGTATTGCCCCGTAGCCGTTCCACGGTTAAAATCGAAATACTTATTTCCAGGTGTGGTTGTGTCATCGAATGTCGGTGACCCGGTGAGTGCCGCACTATAAGCCCCGCCAGAATCAAGGTTCGTCCAGGTCGTGCCGGTTCCAGAGTAAGAATTTTCGTCGTTCGCATCCAGGTAGATGATGCGGTTTGTAGTCGTCAAGCTTGTTACGGTGGGAGTCACATTTACGGGGTCAGAATCACTGCTCTGCTCTGTAGAATTTACTGCCCTTAATCGGACGGTATATTCGACGTCGTTTGTCAGTCGAGTCACTCCATCCGACGAAAGTGTGTTTATTTCCACGGGGCTATATATCTGTGGAGGGTCGAATGCCAGAAACGTGGCTCCATCATCCGTCGAATATTCGTAGTTGGTTACGGTGCCGGTTTGTGTGAACAAAATATACGCCGCTTGATTTCCTCCCACGCCGAATAATGCTGTCGGCGTTGATACAGGTTGGACAGCCAACCATCGCGCATAAAGTGTCGTGTTTGTGTTAATCGCGAATGTATTTCCTGGAGAATACGATGTTCCAGAACCGTTCGCGGCGGTGTTCCATCCAGAGAATGTGAATCCGGTATTGGCCAATACAGGAGAACCGGAATTTCCTAAAATAGTTACCGTTGACCCGGCGGTATACGGCGAAGAGGCATCGGTTGGCGTGTTTCCGCTCGTGTTGGTATTACCGTTATACGTAACGGTGTACATCGATGGCGTATTTTTAACCCATGAATATGCTCTTCTATCCTTGGCTAATCCAGACCTTTTTCTCCCAGGCATTTACTACGTATATTATATAATATTCATATAATATTCGTGTTTACAAACCGTGCCTCTGAGAGATTCGAAATTCATTGGAACGGAAGGAAAATCCTGGAAAATATTCCGTTTGAAATTGAATAAAATGAAGGAACGGAAGGAACATCCTGGAAAATATTCCGTTTGAATTCAAAAGTCCGAAATTAAAATGGTTGGAATTCAAATGGTTGACTATAAAATCCTGGAAAATATTCCGTTTGAATTCAAAAGTCCGAAATTAAAATGGTTGGAATTCAAATGGTTGACTATAAAATCCCGGAAAATATTCCGTTTGAATTTGATCCCCCAAAACTGGGAGTTTCATATTCTATAATGTCGGGACGCTGGTTTGGGGGGATGCGAATGGCCTCCGGCGGGCCTTGGGCGGGCTTCAGTCGTTTGCGTGTAGTCTGTTGGGAACGAGACCATATATGGTGTGGTTGAAATATGGGTAGTGCTGTGTATGGTGTGGCGATGATGTGTATTTTGCGTGTATTTGTAGGCCGTTTGGGGCTTGTCCAATAAATGTCCAAATCGCCGTTTGCGCGCGAGACTTTTAAAACATGAAATTCAAAACACCCAAAATAAGGGTTGTGACTGAAACGCTCACAAAACGCATTTTTGCCCCGAAAAAGCCGTGACTGACTTTTTTGAGGGGTCGGCAACGGCGGTGGCGGAGCGTAGCTTTAGACGTTTTATTTTAGTAGCCTAATGTATAAACGATTCAATGACGACTAATGGGAAAATGCGAGTTTCTTATACTTGCGAAATTTGTGACTATTCATCGTATAATAAAACGGATTATGAACGCCATTTAATGAGACCGAAACATACGAAAAACGTTAAATACTACGAACAAACGTCATCCAAACCAGACCCGAATGAATGCCCGCTCTGCCATAAGTTATTCAAACATCGCACGAGTGTTTACAAACATATTGTTGGATGTAATCCCGTTTCTTCTCAACCAACTAACATCACTATACCATCTTCAGCCATTCCCGATATGTCATCTATTCCTACCAGCATTTTTCCTCCCACCGCACCCGTCCCAACAACCCCATCCGAACAGTATTTAGGTGAACTCACCAAGAACTTCACAAACGCGATGATGATGATGTTTCAGCAAAACGCAGAATTTCAAAGCAAAGTGATGGAAATGTGTAAAAATGGCGGAATGTCAAACAACCCGACTAACAACACTACCAACAATATGACCAACAACACCATAAATAGCAACAACAACACCTTCAACATGAACCTCTTCCTCAATGAGAAATGTAAGGATGCGATGAATATGAAGGACTTTGTGAATTCTATCCAACTGAACCTAACCGACCTGGAAAACGTGGAACGGGATGGCTATGTAAAGGGAATGTCAAACATCTTGATAAACAATCTCCAGAAAACCGACCTATACAAACGCCCAGTCCATTGTAGTGATGTAAAGCGCGAGACCCTATACGTAAAGGATGACAACAAGTGGGAACGTGAAGGACCTGACCATCAGAAAATGGTGAATGCGGTCCTGGCGGTCGAGCAGAAGAACGTGGCGCTGGTTGGTGAATGGGCGAAAGCCAATCCACGGTGTATGAACAGCAGCTCCAAAGAGAACGAACGGTATATGAAACTTTCCAAGGTAACCACGGACGGGGAGAAGGAAGGAAATATTGCCAAGGTGATACGGAATGTGTCGAAGAATGTGGCGGTTGAGAAGGATACAAATATGATTGAATAATGTGTATGATAAAAGGTGTAAAGAATATTTTCGTATAATTATTATACGAAAATGTCAACACGTGAGACTGAATGGTAAATACCCAATGAATAGATATCGTGAAAAATATTATTATCGATAAGGAATAACATACCCCCATTCGTTCAACGCTCGTTCGTTAATTTCGTTGATTTTTTGTATATTTATTATACAACCGCAAATGCCGCAAATGCCGCAAATGCCGCAAATGCCTCCAAAACCACCCGTTGTCTACAATTGCGAGGGTTGTTTATATATGACAGACAATAAGAAGGATTATATTCGACACTTGGAGACACGTAAGCACCAATTAAATGACGGCAATATCGTCGCAGTGGATAAACACACATGCTCTATATGTAATAAGATATTCAAATCACGAACAAGTATTTATAAGCATAAAGCGGTATGTCGGGGGGCACCTGCGGTGCCTGCCTTAACCACCCATACCGTACACGCACCTGTACCCGCCGACCTGGACCCCGCTTCGCTCACACTCGACCAAATCAAGCAATTGATGATAGAAAACCGGATACTTAAAGAGTTATTGAAGAACGCGGAAAGTTCTTCGCGAATCCCGCCGTAATCGCATCCGCTTTCGATGATATATATACAAACCGCCAATTATAATCCGTTCAAAAATGGATGTTCGAGAGAATAATCCTGGAAAATATTCCGTTTGATTTCAGAATAAAAAATGAGATGATATATGCTCTGGTATTTCTATAGTAATGCGTATAGAATAGCACGGGCGGTAGCCCAGGCATTAATGGTAACTGGGGGGCCTCCGCCAGGAATGTCCAAATCGCCTGTTGCGCGCCGTCAATTTATTTTTCGTAATTCGAAACACCAAAAAACCGGGTTGTGACTGAAATGCTCACAAACCCGATTTTTGCCCCGAAAAAACTGTGACTGACTTTTTTGGGGTCCGCCACCGCGTCCGAATCCGGGGGGCTATTTTATACCGCTATTATAGAACATCGAACGACGTATTATTTAGGACGGATAATGCCGGATAATGCTGAAAATGCCGAAAATGCCGCTAAATTCATATGTGAAAAATGTGACTTTAGATGCTCTAAACAATCAAATTTCAACACGCATCTTTTGACCCGTAAACATAAAAAGATAATGGAAGATAACCAAAATGAGTGCCATCCATTATCGTTCAATTGCTCCAAGTGCGATAAGAAATATTCACATCTTTCTGGTTTGTGTCGTCATAGGAAAACATGTGTGGCGGTTAAACAACAAATAAAACCTATAGAACACATAGATAGTGATACTGATTGTGATAGTGATACTGATACTGATTGTGATGGTGATGGCGATAATGATACTGATACTGATACTGATACTGATACTGATACCGATACCGATGGTGATGAATTATATTCAAATAACAATACCCAGAATGTAATTATACGTAAGAATGTAAAACCCCGTAAACAAAACACCGATAAGAAAATTAAAAATCTTACTGCTGAAAACCGTCAAATGAAAATAGAAATGGCGAGGATGGCGTCAATGTTGTCAATCGTAGCAAATAACTCGCATTTTCAAACACAGTTATTAGAATTTATGAAGACAACCCAGTCATCGCAATCGCAAATCACAAACCCGTCCCAACCCTCCATCGAAGTCGCATCAACCCTAACAGGAGACCATAATACCAACACCATCAACAGCAACAATACCAACAACACCTTCAACATGAATCTGTTCCTCAACGAGAAATGTAAAGACGCGATGAATATGAAGGATTTCGTCAATTCTATCCAACTCAACATGACCGACATGGAAAACGTGGAAACCATGGGGTATGTGGAAGGTATGTCGAAAATTCTGATAGACAACCTCCAAAAGACCGACGTCCACAAACGCCCCGTCCATTGTAGCGACGTCAAGCGCGAGACACTCTACGTGAAGGACAACAATAAATGGGAACGCGACGCCCCCAACCACCCGAAAATGGTGAACGCGGTCCTCGCCGTGGAACAGAAGAACGTCGCCATGGTCGGTGAATGGGCGAAAGCCAACCCAAAGTGTATGAACAGCAGAACCAAAGAGAACGAAAAGTATTTCAAACTTTCCAAGGCGGCCACAGATGGGGAGAAGGACGGCAATATTGCGAAGGTGATACGCAAGGTGGCGAAGAAGGTGGCGATTGATAAAGAATCCGCGCCCGCGCCCGCGCCCGCACCCGCGCTAATAGAATATAATACATAAAAAGATTTTATTGGTTTATGTATCATACCACCCACCGCAATGATGAACATCACCTACCTTCTCCCCCTCGTATGTTTTTGGCACACCATTACAACCGAAATATCAAAATATAAACCCGACGTCATCACGAATAACATTGTTTGTTCCATTCATAGCCTATTGTTTATACTTCATTATAACTACAATTACAATTTGGATTATACGACACATATTAGTATCGGGTTTTATCTATACGACTTGTTGTATATTATTTCATGCGTTTATAGAGCGAAATCCACCAACGCCAATGAAGTATTCAAACGACGTGTTCCGTATATTATCCACCATCTGATAGGTGTTTATTTGTTGAATGCGTCACTCACAGGAGAAAACAGAGAATCCATGTTACATGGATATAACCTTCTCGAAACGTCAAACATTATGATATATGTTTCTTATCATTTACACAAAGAATATGCCAGTCATACGCACGTGATTGTGTTCTCGGAGTTTATTCAACTCGTATGGTATGTGTACTATCGAATCTTTCTATTTTCTGTATATGCGTATGAAGTTAAATCGGATGTTGCGCAGTTTTGTCTAACTACTCGATGCTCTATTTTCGTGGTATATTGTATGGGGTTGATGTGGAGTTATAACCTAGTAAAAAAGAATATCAATGCGTTGAAGGAACTTCATAGATACGGAACGTCGATGACACCTGATTCGAAATTGAATTGACGTAATATAAACCGGACGATGATTTATATGACATTGGAAAGTCCAGGGATTTACTTTCGGTTGCGGTATTTACGGGACCGGGACCTGGATGCCCGTTTGGCATATTTGACGCGGCGGACAGACTTCTTGTAGTTCTTGCGACGGGATGACCCCCCCCCCCCGAGGTGGTAACATCATGTGTGTTTACATACATGCCTATCAACAGTGGTGCTGCGTTTGATATAAACTGGCCGTTGTATTCATTATAAAATTGCTCCAAATTAGTATTTAGATTACCGTTTTTATCCTTATATAATTTCAGATGATTTCTGTAATTTATTGGTTTAAAAGTTGTTCCGTCCGCAAGTGTTATACTATCTTTATTTGCGGATACAATCTCTTGATATGACATTTCCGAGAAAAAATTTAATTAGTTTATACAATACCAATAGAAAAAAATATTCCTAAATCCTTAAAACCAAATAAATCCATGTCGTTATTATAGAGAAATTAGAATAAAGGTATAATCGGTGTTTATTCTATAATCTATTATTTGCTAGCACCATCTCCACGAAATACTCCTCGGCCGGATGGAGTAACGCACCGGCCCCGCTTTTACTCTGAATCTCTCGGACGATGCCGCGCAAGGTCTCCACGCCCCCGGACGTCGCACGGGTTTCGCGGATATATGTATCGATTTCGGACATGGTTGGTTCAGCGTTAGCGGGGATGAGTTGGACCATGTTTCGGTTGTCTGTAATATAAACGCGGTATTGGTTTATATGACATTGGTTATTGATGACTTTATTTGCGACTACGCGATTTACGCGATTTGGAGACATACCGTTTCATAGACCGGCCGCGTTTGGATGATTTGACCTTCTTGTAGTTTTTGCGGAAGGAACGACGACCGCCACTACTAGTGCTAAGAAGCTTAGACATATGAAGTTCAAATGTAAGTGTTGCTTTTTCTGAACCAGCAATTCCGCCATCTTTGTGTGATATGCTGGTCGTTAATTCGGACCATGTAAAGCCTTTGTCAACGTTACCACTGGAACGTTGAATAATTTCATGGCTTCTGTTTTTTAACTCTTGTAATTCGTCGCCTGTATATTCTTTTACATTATTAGGGTTGGTAATGGTTATCTTTGTTAATGCTTTTTTAATCGGAGCATCGTTTCCACTAATAGTATTATCTTTTTCAAATGTAATTGGTGAATCTTTATTATAAGACTTTAGATAGCTTTCTATGGCCTTAGCTATTTTCTTTTCAATTTCACTTATTTTACTACGTCTGTTCTTATCATAACCCCACCCTTGTATTCTGTTGGGGTTAGCGGGGTCAGTCGAAGTTGTTTCTTTATAAACATTTAAATTAGTTTCAAATATTTGAACATCTTTGGGTCTAAAAAATATACCCTTCTTTAACCTATCAATAAAATTTAATTGTGTATTAGAGGGGGGGGGTCAATGTTAGTGTCGTTCATTATGTTATATTATAACTAAATAAAAAATATTATCTAACATAAATTACGCCGTTGAAGGATTTAAATCCATATCAATGTCTTATTATATTCAACAATAATGCCCACCCCCCAACTGACGCCCTCGCCCTCCCCATTCCAAACGCACATTTCATCTGGTATTGCGCGTGGTTAACCCTCCCCTCCGCGATATACGCGTATTCCCATCCCGCATCCGTCCATCTCACGCCGGTCCCCGCCTCTGTCTGGGCAACATCGCTCCTCTACTGGCGCAACCCCGTCATGAATTCATGGAGACAACGGATCGACATCTCGGTTGTTTTATCTGGTCTCGCCTACCATACGTATTATGTATACGCAGACGGCGTAGCCTCAGTATCGCCCTCCACCAGGCAAATCTACACGTATCTCATAAGCGCTTCGATAGCGTCATACGGATTAGGCCATTATTTATGGAAACGCGGACGCATTTGGCCGGCAACTTACGCACACGCCGCTATCCACATTATCGGTAATATAGCGAATCTGTTTTTCTACAACGATGTCATGAATAATTATTGAATACATAAAAATAACCGTATATTATATACTTCGCCGACTTCGTCGACAACAACAACAATGTGTTGGAACGCAAATGTGTCCTTAAATACCTATATTTTCGGATTATTTGCGTGTCTTTTTGCGTATTTCAATAACAAACTCGGCTTTACTAGTCTTCTATTCATACAGTCATGGATGTCTATACAACTGATTGAATATTTTATATGGAGTAAAACGTATCCAAATCGATTATTATCACAAATCGCGTGGATATTTATATTTTTACAACCAATCCTCGGAATTTTATCAATCTCAAACCAGGTTCAGAACCATCTTATTATAAAATCCGTTTCGATAGTGAGTTACCTATTTTTTATCGCATCTGTATTGTTTATGAAACCATGGAATCAAATTGATTTTACATCAGTTCAATCCGAGAACGGCCATCTTTCATGGCGGTGGTTGAAGTATTCATTAATCCAAATACTTATTTGGATTATGTTTTTATCGATTAAATTCATCGTTAATAAAGAATGGTTTATGTTTGTTTTGGTATGTATTACTACCACTGTAACATATACATTATATCATAAGACATATACATGGGGCAGTTTATGGTGCTGGTTATCTAATTTTGTGTCATTATATATCATAAGCATGGTGTTTTATGATGATGTATGTATACATTACAAAAAATAAAATCCATATCGATATTACGTGATACATTTGTATTTACATATGAATATGCCTGCCACCGATGTAATCTGCGCGCGCGCGTAACTAACTTAAATATTTGATATCTTAATTATACATATTACTAATTTGTAATTACATTAACACAATCACTGATACAATGGGCGGATTAAAGCACAAGCAGAAGAAAGCCGGGAAGCGCACTGGCGGTGGCGGCGGCGGCGCAGGCAAGTCATCGTCGGCATCGGCATCGGCATCGGCGTCGAAACCCGTGACCATCGAAGACATTTCTACCGAATTTCAGACCATTATTCTTGATTTCCTGCGCGATATCGACTGCTCGTTCCCTGAGTATCGCGAAACCCTCGCCAGGTATTTAGGCTACTCCCACGAAATGAAACCGATGCCGGATGAGCTTTATATTGAATTGTATACACATTGTCGCGCGGTGTATCCAGTGAAGTTTTTTGATATTCTGTATAAGAATGAAAGTTTATTTAGCCCCAATACAGCACAGGCGAGCGGCGCTGAAGATAACACGGTGAGCAACGCGAGTGGAGCGAGTGGAGCCGGCTCTGCTGGCGCAACGAACGGAGCGAACGGTGCGGACAAAGCACAGGCGAACGAGGCGAACGGAGTGAGCGGAGTGAGCAGCAACTTTCTACCCGGCGTCGACTTCCGCGAGATTTGGGCCACCGAAGATATCACCGAAAACACCAAGGATATTATTTGGAAGTATCTCCAGCTGATTCTCTTTTCCATCGTCAATAATCTCTCGGACATGGGTTCATTCGGAGACACCGCCAAGCTATTCGAGGCTATCGACGACAACGAGTTGAAGACCAAGCTTGAGGAGGTGATTGGCGAGATGGGGTCGATGTTTGGCGCCGGCGCCGGCGCTGGGGGTGCCGCAGACGCCGATGGTTCCAGTGCGGGCGCCGCAGGCGCAGAGGGTATCGACGAGACATTTAAGAAAGCCACTGAGTTTATGAACGAGGCGTTTGCGGGCGCTGCGGGCGCTGCGGGCGCTGCGGGCGCGGCACCAGGCACCACGCCTCCTATCCCCGACGCCAGTTCCATCCACGAGCATCTCTCGTCTATCTTAAATGGCAAAATCGGAAAACTCGCCAAAGAAATCGCAGAAGAGACCGCCGCCGATCTGAATCTGAATATGGAAAACGAGACCTCGATGAAGGGCGTATTTCAGCAACTTCTTAAAAATCCCACCAAGTTGTCCGGTATTATCAAGTCCGTCGGTTCGAAGTTGGACTCCAAACTGAAGTCAGGCGAACTGAAAGAGAGCGAAATTATGCAGGAGGCGAGCGAGTTGATGTCAAAGATGAAGAATATGCCCGGGATGAATAATCTGGCGAGTATGTTAAGCAAGATGGGGATGAATATGCCTGGCGGTGGAGGCGGCGGCGGTGGCGGTGGTAAAGTGAATTTCGGTGCGATGCAGTCGCAACTGAACAAGAATATGAAACAAGCACAGATGCGCGAGAGATTGTTGAAGAAGGTCCAAGAACGCCAGCAGGCGCAGCAGCAGCAAGCACCCGCCACCACCGCCGCCGCCGCCGTCCCCGCCAGTGGCGCCAACACCGCAGTGTTTACATCAGGCGAGAAACCGATGAAGACGCCGCGCCCACCCGCCGCCGCACCCGCGGAGAAGCAAAAGAGCGATTGAACTATTAGTATAAATCCTTATAGTAATATATAAGAGTATAATAACTTATACATTACTATTCTTCGAACACGTAAACAATGACCAAAGACCAAGTGTTCTGGATTGAAGACCCGAGCATCCTTATGAATAAGGACTATATTCGCGAGATATGGCCGTCGAAGACGATGGAACCTCCCGCCAAATTAAACGCGATTACGCGATTCGTCATCCTCGCCACGATTTTAGGCTATTTAATCACATCGGCATTCTCGATATTTATTTTAGGCGCCATTACTTTAGGAATTATTGTTATGATTTACAATTTCGTCCATAAGGGGAAGGCCGGCGCGGAAGTCGAAACCGCGAAGAAAATCCTGAAAACCAAGGAGGGGTTCGCGAATAATATCGAGAAGCCGGAGATGTATGAATTGATGCGCGATGAATTCACCGCCCCGACACCGCAAAACCCGATGATGAATCCGCTTTTACCAGAGATAAGCGATAACCCGCAACGTAGGAACGCCGCCCCGTCATTCAACCCCGCCGTGGAAGGCGATATCAATGAATCCGCGAAACAGTTTGTCAGCGGAAGTATCGACACGAATGCGAGTAATGTGATTTACCAGAATAGTAATGTTCCCGCAATTCCGCCGAATCATACCCCCGAAGAAACTTATGGGAAATTATTCGGGACTTTAGGTGATAATGCGGTATTTGAATCGTCGATGCGTCAGTTCCATCCGGTGGCGAATACGCGTATCCCGAACGACCAAGACGCATTCGCGAAATTCTGCTATGGCGAAATGAAGTCGTGTAAGGAGGGCGATGAATTCGCATGCGGGAGAATTAACTCGCGATTGGGGCAGGTTATCGGGCAGTAATCGGCCCGCCGCCCGCCCGCCACCGCGCCCGCTCCCGTTTAGCAACATTCACAAAATAATATTATATCTATGTTAATTACATATAGGTATAGTATAGGATAAAGGATGGCTTACGTACATAGTTACACATTTGATAATATGTCGCGCATCGGTTGCGACACAGGCGACCTCTCGCAACGCAATGTCCAGAATTTAAACGCGGCGAATTATGCGCTCAACAACTTCTTCTCGACGGATTGCCAGATGGAGCGCCCTATCCAGTTCGCGACCAGCCAGCCCAACGTGTTTTATAATGGCGGACACCAGACGGGGTTTGGCGGCTGTAATATCGACACCAACTCCGAGCTCTCTATTGGCAGCCTGAATACCCACGCCAAGTGTAAATTGAGCCTGCTCGAGCGCCCTTTCAAGACCGTCCCCTTTTTAGGACGCGGCGCCGTGAATGTGGATTTCGAATCCAGGATGCTTCAGGGTGATACGAACACCAATAAGAAGAGCATTACGCAGCTGTCGGAGAAACTGAACGTCGCACACACAGACTATCCCCTTCAGGAGGAGTTTAAGTCGACGATTAACAACCCGGCGAATTATGTGGAAGGTGCGGCGGTCAATGGCTGGATTCGAGGGGGGGTGCCGTCGCGTGAGTTGGTGAGGGACCAGGAGTATTTATTTAACGGTAGTAAGTAAGTCTCGCGTCGAGAATACCATCCGCATCTCGCGTCGCTACATCCCTCCGCTTCTCGCCTCGCCGCTCGTTCCGTCCCGCAGAGCGGACGCCACTCGCTTCTCGGCTCGGTCAGTCTCGCCTCGCCGCTCGTTCCGTCCCGCAGAGCGGACGCCACTCGCTTCTCGGCTCGGTCATCTTCGCCGATTCTGGGGGAGATTTTGGCGAAGATGACCGAGCCGAGAGAACCCCGGCGCTTTAGCGGAGGGTGTTCTTGAGGCGAGAAGCGGATGGTGTTCTCGACGCGAGACGAAATAGTATAAAGTCAACGTGTTATATTTTATATACGTTGATTTTAATGAACGAAACCACCGAAATTGTTGAACCCTATGAACTGCCTGATGACGAACCCGTGCTCGAACCCGTGCCCGTGCCCGCCGCCGCTACCCCCGCGCTCGATCTCTCCGGCTATAATTATGATCTCGTCCTGACATATAAGATGATTGAAGACACCGATGACCAAGATACGCTATTCCGTATCCAGTTTCTTCAAGCGTTCGGGATAACCGATGATGAATACCATCCTGAGATTGTTTCCGCTGTTATTGACGACTTGTATGAACGATTCCGAGAGAATCCGGGGATTCGAGAGATTTTAGCGAGTCATCCGCTGGCCGGCAGCGGAACCGGAGGCGGAACCGGAGGCGATAACAGCGAGATGATTTTCTGTATGATGTTTTCATTCCAGATATTTGACCTGTTCCATACGTGTATGCGTCACGCCAAACACAACGAAGAAGTCCCGCAAACACTCCGGGATGAAATCGCCGAATGTCTTTGCCAGATGTTTTAGGCAGTTTCAGATAATAATATTATTATTATTTATTTATTATAAATAAACTATTAGTAAAAATTTTTCATCACATATTAAAATGTTCAATAGTCCAATATCCAATTTTAAATCAACTCCGATACCTAATAATCCGTTATTTATAAAAGACGAAAAAAATTATGGCGTAGAATTAAAAGATGTTTATTCAACCGTTCAATTTGACAAACACGGTAACCCTACATATGATATGAATGGTAATAAACACATATTTAAAACAGATGAATTCGGACAACTTATTACTCCAAATGGAAAAGGGGGGAGGAGACATATAAAGACCATAAAACGAATCCTCAACCGTCGTAAATCTAAATTCAAATCAAAGTCCAGACACAAACGCAGTAATCGTAAATTTAGGATGAATTGATGTGAATAATCACATAAATATAGTAAACTCAACAATACAATACAATAATAAGTATATAATTATTATATAGATTAATAATAACCTATCACAACCCAGAATACAATGGCCTCTACCCGAAACAAGAATACACGCACCGATTTTAAAATCGAGCAAAACTCGCAAAGCCTCGCGCGCACCTATGTCACGTTTGAGAACGGCTGTGCTGGCAAGGCATTTGAACCCGCCCTCGCGTTTGAAAGTGTAGGCATCCTCCCCACGAAGATGAGTCGCGAGCATTTCTCCTCCAATTCGGTGGATATCGAATCCGCGTTATTTGGCATCAATTCCACGAATCTCGTCGAGCCCCAGGCGACCGTTGTCCCGCATATGAAGAGTCTGCCCGAGGTGAAATTCTTCGAGAGAATGGCGGTGTTTTTGCCGGAACCGCTGGTGGTGGAGAAGTCGGCGCGGCCCTTTCAGTGGGGGTAGCGCGGGGGTAGCGCCCCCCAACGGCGCTGGCGTCGCTTCGCTCCGCGGGTATGATGTTTTTTTTAATATTAGGGATATGTATAATACGATTCGATATAAAATGGCTCACCCATATCACAAAATGGCAAAGAATTTTGAAAATTGTACTAAACGAATTGAGGCTATAGATGCGGTATTTAACGCTGCAAATGTTCGTGATACACAATCTGCCGATAAATATTACGATATATACCAACCATGCTCCTGAGGATAAGTCGTGTTATGAATTAATGGATGCCGGAAGCTTTGTTGGTAACATGAAATCCACCGCAATTTTTAAAAATAATCGTGACTGGATTGATATCATCGGAGGATTATGGACTGATTTATATGATGTCCAGAATACAAGATTCCAAGAAAAGAAGAGAGTTATTCAAACCATTATTAAAACCATAGAAAAACAATACAATGGTAATTTAAATGGTGGCTCTTCCAAAAAACGCGCATCCACCCACCGCCGCCTCAAATCACGCGCCACCTCTGCGGCCCGTCGTCGCAACCGTCGTCGTCGCACCGCCCGTAAATAAACACTCTAATAACACATTTAGCGCAACCCCCGAAATGTTTTATTATCATATTGTATACATTCCGTAATGGTAACGAAAACCCGTCGAAAACGTTCGGCGGGGGTAGCGCGGGGGTAGCGCCCCCCAACGGCGCTGGCGTCGCTTCGCTCCGCGGGGATAATGTAGATTTGGTAGTTTTGGTTTTGGTAAATTATAGAAATAATAACTATCCAGCACTATAGTCGTGTATACGATCTTCCCCAATACTTATCCACCTGGCCGAGATATATATCGCCATTTTTGACCTGTCGTGCCGTCGGGAGACTCGAATGCGTTATTTCCGTGACGAGAATTTTCTTGTCGCCTTGTATCCAGTAACAATACGGCGGACTTGTCATGGTTTTTCCATTATACCGATGTGTCGATGGGTGTGAAACCCGCATGGATTGCTGGGCCTCCGAAAACCAACCGAAATAGAGTTCAGTCTGGTCGGGAAGTGGCGTCGAAGGTGGAGCCGGAGGGCATTCTGGAAATGACATTGTCGTGTCGCGCTTGATGATTCTTTGATAATAGTAAATACTAATATTATCAAATCAATTTTTTGGAGGTTGCGCCTCTAAACGACGCGGTCTTACATATCAACATCCAGTCCCGCAAACTGATTATGGACCTTCACGCTTCCCGACGTCTTGCTTCCCTTCACGGTGTCCGTGCCCGTGTCCGTGCCACTTGACGGCACATCTATCGTCAACGTCCATGGCATACTTCTTCCGCGGGTAGGTCTCGCGCTACGAAACCCGCTCCTTGCGTCGCTCGCGCTACTGCGCTCAATCTGTCGGCCATTGCCATTGCCATTGCCATTGCCTTGTTGCGATGGAAGAAAACGACGTCTTTCGACCGCCCCCGCGTTCGTTCCACTGCCGTCCGCTGCCGCACCACCGCTACCGCTACCGCTACCGCTACCGCTGTCACTGCCCCCTGCGCCATTCAAGCACGCCAACTGTTGCGCCGCCGCCAACTGGTTCACATAATTGATAACGGTATGCTTCGTAACGAACGTCCCCGCCTCCTTCATCGTCGCCAAAAAGACATCATAGTGAAGCTTATACATATGCGTCTTCAACTCGCGGTCGTATTCTTTCAAGGGCTTCGCGTTCTTCTTGACGTAATGCTCGATATACGCATCATACAAACGCAGGGTATACTCGTGAAGACGCTCACGGAAGGTATTGAACACCCGGGAATGCTGTGGGTGATACTTCAAATACTCATCAATCGCGCGGTCCTTACGCAGTTGGAGATACTGCGCGATCAACTTCTGCTCCATCCCCTTACGCTTCTTCACGCTCTCGTATTTGGGGTTGCGCTGCTTATAGCAGAATCCGGTGTCCCTATCATGGAACACAACGCCGGGCAGCGACACACTGCGAGTCTCCGCCGATCCATACATCCGGCAATAATCCTCCACGGTATGGGGTGTAATGGTGGCCGTCACCGCCGCGTCGGTAGCATCCGCGACACATGTCAAATCGGACGGCATGCGTGAAACAGTTCCACCGAAACTACAGGAGAAGATGTCGCGTTCAAGGCGGATGGCACTCACCCCGGCCATGGTCGCATCGGCCGCGGCCTCTCCCTCGCCCGCAGCCTCTCCTTCCGGTCTGACGATTTCATACACCGCCACCAAATACAACCTTGGAACCGTAATGACATTCACAATCTGGTTCTTCGGATGTTGAAGCACGAAAGAGTAGCAATACTGCTTGGGGACCGCTTCCAGTCCGCCGGGAAGCACACTCAAGATGTCGCAAATACGGCGGCGCAGGATTTCTTGGATGTTCAACTTTTGGTACGCACCCGTCGCACCCGCCGCCGCACCCGCCGCCGCACCCGCCGCCGCATCCACCGCCATCGCCTCCTGGATATGGTCGAATGACACCTCGCCAACGCTACTCTTCGTCGATACATACCACTTCTCGGTGCCCTTATAATAAAACAGATTCACCATCATTCCCTCTACCAGCTCCTCCGCGGTCAAATGTCCGCCCTCCGAATTCACAGGCCACGACTTCATCTCATCGGTCAACTTCAACATCTTCGGAGGCGCGATACAGCAAATCTGGCCGTTGGAGTCAAATACCACCGACCTGAAACGACCCACCGTTTCGTATTCCGTGTCCTTCAATTTAGCACGGTCATACTTCAGTATATAAAACGTCCCGGATGGGGTTTTAGAATAATGGACCATAAGACCGTTCTCGGTACACCACTCACGCAAATGATGGAATGATTGATTCCCGCCATTGTCCTCCGGCGTCGCACCGGCACCGGCACCGGCACCGGCAGCGACCTGACCGACCTTACTGGCAAACGCAGGCAAACTTGGCAATTCAGCAGATGAAATAGAAAACATTACGGGCGATATACAAATACGACGTCTTGTATATACTCATAGTGTTTACCTTTATATTTGTTTGACTGCTACGATTATTTCCTATCGTAATAATATTATACGCGAATTATATAATACGCGAATTATATAATACGCGAAATATATAGGTATATATACACAATACCCGAGGTAATATAAACATAATATTACACAACAAATTAAACAATAATGGAAGAAGATATTGCGCCGAGCGCCGGTGGCGAGGTCGTATCATTATCTATTGAACTCGGTGATATTATCAAGATAATCGCGCCGTCGAATCGCGATATACATGACCACATGTTTCTGGTGGATTATGTATCGGCGGCAGGAGCCGCCGGCGCCGGCGGGGTCAGTGGCCGTAAAATCAAGCTCATCGACGTCGATTCTCTCGGTGAGGTCATTTTGAAACTCGACGCAGCTGGAAACCTGACCGACGAAAGTATCACCACCATCGAATTATTAAGTCGCGCCGAAGAAAAAGGGTACGCGAGGCAGAACAATTTAGTCGTTTCTACATGGGTAGATATTCGTTTCGGCGGTGATATTCCGACGATTATCACGGGAATGATTACGAATCTGGAAGAGGATATGATAGAAATCCGGACCTATCCGGAAGATGAGATGATTTACATTAATTTCGGGTATATGGGAATCCCGGAGAATCTTCCGATTGAAGAGATTCGAATACGTGCGCCCCCGTCGGCGTTTGGGGAGGCTGCCCAGGGCGCAGAGGCCGCCGGGGCCGCCGAGGCCGCCGAGGCCGGGTTTTTGACGATGGGAATGGATGCGGTCGAATCACCCGGCACGCCAGGCACGCCAGGGACGCCACGGACATTGGAAGAGCGGCGCAAACAGCGCCAATTGGCGCGACAACAAGGCACCGCCGCCGCCGTACCCGCACACAGGTCATCCTTCGGCGCAGGCGAAGACGCCACAGAACAACCCGTCGGAATGTCGGATTACACCTCCGCTGGAGGTGTGGCTGCCGTCGCCGCCGCATTCCCAGTCGCCACCGCCGCACTCCGCGAGAAATTAAAGGCCATCCTTATCGACGCTGACCAAATCCAGGTCGGCGAGGAATTAGACGTCCTTGTCCAAACGGTGAATATCCCCGATGAATACCGCCGTTTCAATTTAGAGAAGCAGTGCGACGATCTCATGGATACACTGATTACGAATATTCCCGCCACCGAGAAATCCAGGTCGGTTCTGTCCAATATTCAGAGGATGGTCGAGAGATTTAAAGAACTCCGCCATAAATTCTCGTCCTTTGATGGAAATGGAAGCCCTTCCATCCCGCCCCCCAAAAGCGCACTCTACCGACCCCTCGTGAATTCACTGATGCGGATGGACCGCGCGCTTCGCTGGATTATCCCCATCGTGAAAACCCGGAAAGTGATTTACGATATTCCGATTGATGATAGGAGCGCCGCGGAAATGGATATTGCGCCGCGACTTATCCAGGATGAACGAGAGGCGGAAAATGAACTCCAACGGCAATGGTGCGACGGAACGATTACGTATTCCCAATATATGACAAATCTCTCGGCGCGCCATTTTACACCGCACGAAGCGCCGCGTTATTCCCCCGATGTCGTAACCACGCAACAAGTGAACGAGAATATAACCGCGATAATAGACAATCTCGACGATTTTTATTCATCGGTCATCACGGGGGAAGAAATCAAACGTCGCCGGTTCGTTATCCAGAAATATAATATGGGTCTCTCGAAACTCCAGCCAACCGGAGGGGGTGGTCGCGCCGCCGCCGCCGCCGCCGCCGCCTCGGATGAAGCCGAAGGTGGTCCTGTCCTCAAACGAACCACCGAGTTCGTACCGCTCACCCCCAACGACCGAATGGATGTCACCGGGTTTATGACATTCCCCGAACCCGTTATTTATTACTCGCGTATCACGCTCCCCAGTATCAATATTCTGGATAAATCCGACTTGAACACCAAACAGGTCCAGTATTGGGATATGTTGCGCCAGATGATGACACTGACAACCCACGAAGTCACAAACCTGAATACACCACTCGACCTCAATGCGCATAATTTCCTCCGCGATGTCAAGCAGTTTATTCTTGAGCCCGGCGTCGATGAACGCGATAAATACCGGAAGTTTCTGGATGTTATTATACCGAAAACCCGTAATATTTTTGATATGATGCGGCAGTATATCCACGGACGCCTTACATTACAGGATGTCCTCGCGTTTATTGAGCCTTTTCTGATTTATCAGGAAGACCTGAATGTGAAACAATACGACGAGATTGTCGCGTTTTTATATGAGCGGGTGCTTGAATATAAGCGGAATTATGCGACGAATTTCCGTAAATTCGGGCGTCTGCGTTCATTCCAGTATCATGTCCGATACCTCGGTGTTTCCCTCATCTATAAACTGATTGTATCGGGGAAAATGATGGACGCGGATGTATTTAAAGCGTATGGGTTCCAGGATGTTCAAGTCAGATCGGGGGGTGCGGCGGGTGCGGCGGGCGGCGCGGCAATCGACGATAAACAGCGTCAACAAATGCGCGGTCAAGCGTATGCGGCCGGGCTGGCTGAACAAACCGACTATAATGACAACCTTCTCTCGTCGTCGGAACTTCTGTCGCGGATGTTGGCGCTGGATTATGCGAAGTTGTATATGGACGCTGTCGCGATAACGACGACCGAACTTATTACCCCGTTTGATTTTAATCTGGTATTAGGCGAACAAAGCGATAAATTGCGGGCGGCGGGTGCGATGATAGGCGGCGGAGGCGGAGCCGGAGGCGCGGCGGCGGCGTCAGCAGCTGGAGGAGAAGCCGCAGTAGCGGCGGCGGCAGCGGGCGCAGCCCCCAAGCGATTCGGCCTCGTTCTCTCGAAGAACTACCCCAACGAAGACGCAATCAAAGAAGACAATGATAGCGACGTTCCGGTTTATTTTGATAAGAAATACGATACGACCAATTACGCATTTATTGAGGCCTACCGCGAACAGCAAGAACAAATGAGCGAAACCGAATTCAAGATGTTTCTGGTGGATGAACTCATCAAGAATAAGAAAATGACATTCGATGAAGCGAAGAAGGAGGCGGAGGCCATCATGGTCGGGCCGGGAATGCGCGAAGTAAATGACGGTGACTACGCTGTAGTTGAAATCGACGAATACGTCGAACCGGATAAACCGGACGAGGACCTCGGCGAAACCGAAACCAAATTCCTGTATTATAAACGCGAAGGAGGCAAATGGGTGCGTGATACAAGCATCCCCGCAGTCATCCCGAGCAGCGATCGCAATTATTTCTGTAATGTAGACCGTGATTGTCTTCCGTTTGCGATGGATGCGGCGAAGAATCTGATGGCACAAGCGGACGCCATAGGCGGCGCGGCGGCGGGTGGCGGCGGCGGCGGCGGAATCGCGCATATCACCGCGAAGGAAGGCACCGACGCAATCAAGAAAGCGTTCCTGGATAAAATGAAGTCGGAGTTTGACGCGAAATATCAAGTGACGCGAGAGAATTTCACAGAGTTCGTGAATAAGAAATTCGAATACGACCTGAAGAATATCGGGCGGATTATGGAGATACAGCATAAAGAGTTCTATAAATACAATGACCGTAAATACAAGATGGGTATTCATGCGGCGGGCGCGGCAGCGGGCCACGACGACGACGACGACAATGACGACGACTTCGACGCGATTATCTCGCCGATGGAGCCACTGAAAGACAAGATTGTCGCACAATCCGATTTCGTGAAACGCCAATACGACCTCCTCCAGTTTATCACCAGCTTTACACGCAAGGCCAACGAAATCATGGACGAGGACCCGCACTGGTTATACTGTATTAAATCCAACGCGAAATTGCTTCCTTCGTTTTATGAGGCCATCGCAGTCGCATTTATCCAGTCGTCCGACGGCGGCGGCGGCGGCGGACTCAATGTCGTCATCGATACGATTTGTAAAGAACGCGGAACGATTAGCGACGACGGCGAAGCATGGGTGGATAAATTCAGCGGAGCGGTTATCAAGAAAATCGAGCACGATACCGAAGAAGGATTCGATGATGCGGGGTTCAAATTAGTAACCAGAGATATGATAGAAGCGGATATTGGGGAAGGGATATTGAAAGTGGCGAAACCGGCGGCGGCCGCGGGGGGAGGCGGAGGCGGAGGCGCGGCGGGAGGCGGAGGCGGCGGTCTTCACGGAATAAGTATCGTTGAAAAATACGACAGCCCGAATGCGAAAATAATCAACAATATCATCACCACAATGACCGGATATATGGGTATCGACATACACCAAGAACGCGAATTTATTATTCAGAACACACTCGCACTACTGGATACATCGGTTCCACCGGAAGAAGCCTACCGTCTGCGTTCCGAGAAACTATTCCGAGAGAAAGGCAAGCATCTGCCCCCCTATAAAGAAACCTTTTTTCAGACACTGCTTCTTCTGACCCTCTCGTATCTCGTCGTCGCAATCCAGTGCGCCATTCCGACCCCGAAGACGCGGAAGACGCACGCCGGATGTATACGTTCCTTTTCAGGGTATCCCCTGGATGGCGAGGGTGATACATCGGGGATGATGTATATTGCGTGTATTGCGTATAAAATAAAGACGAGTATCGAGCCGTGGAATACGCTGAAATCGTTCAAGAAGGAGGGCGATATTCTCGCGAAGTTGAAGACGCTCATCGATACGCTTATTATCACCAAACCGGCGATGAAAGAGCGATTGGAGACGAAGCGCGAGTATTTGCGGAATATGCGCGCGGGCGGCGGCGCGGGCGGCGGTGCGGAAGCCGTCCCAGAAGAACTCTCTATTCTTCGCTGGGCGAATTTTATGCCTCCTATGAAATCTCTCGACAATATGCCGACACCCCAGAACGTCGCCGCGGATTTCGCCAACCAGCTTATCACGGATATGAAACGCGGGTACCACGGCCAGCACGATAAACTCGCCGTCCTCGAAAGTAAATGTCTCTATTTTTCTTTGTCGATTCAGCAGATGATACACTCCGTTGTGAAGAACAGCAGCCCCCTTCTCCTGAATATGGCGAGCGAGCCCTTCCTGGAGAATGCGTGCTGTAATGAGCCGGTCGACCGCCGCAGCCAACGCACTATCGATTATTTTATGGGACGCGAGCAGAATATCCACCATCATAATCGGATTATCGGATTCTTGACGAAAACGGCGAGAGAAATGACGGTGATGACGCGGGCAACGACCATCATGGATAACCGAAACACCCGGTTTCAATACCCGAATATCCCTGCGGAATTCAACGAGCAGACTGTTTATCGGGCGTTTATTCATTATTGCCGGATGAACCAGGCCGCCGCGTCGTCCACCGTCGCGTCGGCCACCGGCAACCCCGTCGCCACCGCGCTCTATTTATATCCAGAGCTCCGAGAGATTTGCCCCGCACACCCCCCGGACTGGAGTCCTAACGACATCATCGAAGATAAAATCCGTAAACTGAAACGTGATTCAAATATATTCGATACATCCAGTCTCGCGCGATTGCTTCGTATTGTGAATGGACATACGATGACCGACGCCAAGTATGCCATCGCAAGTAAGACGCGTCCGACAGAACCCGTCCCGTTCAAGAAATTCGAGGATGCGATTCAGCATCTCGAGAGAAAGCACCGCGCTGCGTCGTCCGTGTCCGTGTCCGCGTCCACCGACCCTACCGCGACCTCGACCGCGACCTCGACCTCGGCCTCCGCCCTCGACCAATGTATTATCCCCGCGGAATTACGCACCCTGCTTCTCGCCATCATCCATTCATCGAGCTCCACATACGTCCAAGAAGACACCGAAGAGATGCGCGACCTGAAGAATTATTTACATACGGCGAACCAGGAAATGAAAGCGTCCGTCGTCGGGTTTCTCCAACAGAACGGCAAACAAACCAAATCAAAGTTCCGAGAGATTGAGAGAATCATGGATACACTTATGCGATTTGAAATCAATAAAAGCAGCACGGTATTGATGTCCGCTACCGATGAAACCGCTGCGAAGAGTATCCAGTTTATGCGGAATACACTGACGCGCCTGATTGACGTCCTCCCGGCGATTATTCATAACGGTATTGATTTCGATGATACGAATATCCCGAAACATTGGGGATTCTCAACAAACCATATGAAGGATGTCCGGACGATTATTTCGTCACATTATACCTCCCTGAAGACGTTTTATAACGACCGCGTGATTAAGGAAGTGATACGCCATGCGGAACCCCATGTGCGTGACCTGAAAGTGATGATGGAAAATACGCCGTTTATGGCGGAGGTGTTCTTCGATGAAGAGAAGGACGCGAAGATAGCGGCGGAGGCGGCGGCGTTGGCGGGTACGGCGGCGTCATCCGCGGCGGCGATGGTCCCGCGCGAAGTGGATATCGAAAAAGAGCTCGGCGAGCGTGTCCCGCATTCTACTCGTAAAAATATCTTCACGATGTATTCGGTATTTGACCGTGATATCGTCCGTAATTTGTATTTGTTCTACTTCTTTTCATTTATGCGCACGTATATCCATCTCGTGATTGAGACCCCGATTACGATTTATCAGTCGGAGCCGACCCGCGTGATACGGAAATCCGCGAAGACGACCGCGACCGCGACGACGACGAAGAAGAAAGGCCGCCGGGTGGGCGGCACAGCAGCAGCAGCAGCAGCAGCCATCGGAGAAGCCGGCGCAATTGCGCGCACCGCAGGATATGATGAAGACGAAGACGAACGCGAAGATGAAATCGACCCGCAATCCCGCCTGTATTCATCGGACGCAGGTACATTAGAGAAACACCAACTCGTAAGTGATATGGACGCGATGATGGGCGATAAGAAGGCGCTTGGACAGCGTGTATCTGAACTCCTTATCGCGTATCTACGCATGATTGAAAAGGACAAATCCGCGGTCGATTTCAATTTAGCCAATATCAAGGAGAAACTCACCCGCGTCAAAGATAAAGAGAAAGATGGGGTTGTCGAGAGAATTGGCGCAATGTCGGTGGGTGAACGTCAACTGGAGAATCTGATGAAGACGCACAAGATGGGAATATGGAGCCGCGGGACGTCGCAGACGGGTGTTGTAATCTACGACCAGGATTATTATGACGAAGAACGCGAAGAGATGGAGAAGATCGCGCAAAAGGAGCGACTGCTAGGCCGCCGGGACTATGTCACGGATATGAACCGAGAGATTTATGTGATGGATGCGCTGGAAGAAGACCGGGTCGCGGCGGAAATCGAGGCGCATGAATTGGATATGTCGACGGGTATTCCTGAGGATGATGATGCTGGGGAGGATGACGCCGCGTATATCCACCAGCATGATGATGAAGGGGACGGCGGCGGCGGCGGTGGCGGCAGTGGTGGCGGTGGCGGTGGCGATGACGATTAATGGCGACGCGTATCGGAATAGTTTTTAGTATTTGAATAATATAAACGACGCGAAGCGATGAACCAACGCATTATTATTTATATTGTTCTCTCGGCGATTCTACTTTATTTGTATTACCGTCGGCGGGACCTCGCCGTATTTGCGGCGTTTATCGTTGTTGTCGGAGCGACGTTGATATTCGGGGACGGTAGCGCGAGTGAAGGGTTCGATTCCAACGAAAGTAAAAAAACAGGCGATAAAACAAAGAATTTAGATGATAAAAAGGAAAAAACAGGAACGAAAAAAGATAGCATCAAGGACGCAAAACACGAGGACAAAGACGATGATAAAAATAAAAATAAAAATAAAAATAAAAATAAAAAGAAAACATCTAAAGCAGCCGACGATAAAGCAGCCGACGACAACGAAGATGAATAATCACGCCTAAACGCGGTGCCGCATACACACCCTATCCAGTACCTTTTATTCAGGATAAAACCCGAATAAAAAGTAGTTCCATTATATTAGTAGTATCGATAATACCATAAGAATAAGAATGTTCGCCATAAAACCATTTATTCGGAATAATCTAGCAGGCACAGCCATTGTTTTATATATTATCGTATTTATGCTGGTCCAGTACGCCAATCCCGCATTTATTTATAACGAGGACGGGTCTCTTCGGGAATTCGGGGTGGGCTATTCTAGCAAGACGGTGCTTCCGATTTGGCTGGTGGCCATCATATTAGGTATTCTCTCGTATTTAGCGGTGTATTATGTGTCTAGGCCGATGGTGCGGCTATTCTTATAACGTTCGAACGAAGTTCGTTTCATTCAGCTCGTTTCGTTCATTCCGTTCGCGTTGCTCACTTCATTTCACTTCACATCACTTCATTCCACTCGCTTCGTTCTCACCCTTCTCGCGTCGCTCCGGTCCTTGCGCCTGCGCGATGCTTCGGCTCCAGTCCCTCCCGCTCCGCTCGTATCTCTCGCTTTGTTCAAACTTCGCTTTGTTCAAACTACGCTTGTTCCACATCTGCGTTGCTCCATTCCACTCGCTTCGTTTTCACCCTGTCTCGCGTCGCTCCGGTCCTTGCGCCTGCGGCTCCACTCCCTCCGCTCCGCTCGTATCTCTCGCGATATCGGACGGGAATGATTAAAAATATGTCAAATATAGGCGAGATGACCGAGCGGAGTGGCGAATGGAGCCGCAGGCGCAATGAGTAAGCGACGCGAGAGATACGAGCGGAAGCGGAGCGATTGGAGTCGCAGACGCAAAGAGCAAAGCGACGCGAGTCTAGGAACGGAGTGAGGGAGTGGCATGAAGCATATGAGTGGAACCGAAATGAAATGGAGGTTCAACGAATGTGCGAAATGGAACGACATCGCGACGTTCAACTGGTGATGGTCAACACATTATTCTTCTGCTTCTCCGCCGCCGCCGCCGCCGCATCCTGTTTCTCTTTCAGTACCTGTGCGCGTATCTTCTGTTGTTCAGGTGTAAAAGAACAACCAATATTCAGTATATAATTATAACTAATCGAAACCACCAAAAGGCCGCATAGCACCAGCCACACGAACTCTCCCACAATATCCTTCATCCTCAAGAAACTCCGGATTTTATCCAATTCTTCTACTTTAGCAGAGGGGCGAATCAATCGCGACTCTTTAAAACTGTCCCAGAACCGGTCCAAATTATCTAAATTAAGTTCGTTGAGTAAGATGGATTGGTCGGTATAGATTTGCTCTAAAGCACGCCCGATATCACGTTTATTGGCGACGTCATCCTTGGGGATATCTGTGCTGCTGCTGCTGCCGCCATCGCCGCCGCCGCCCGTCTGTGGTTTGCTTACAGCGGATTTTGGGTCTAAATCAAATTGCGGAGTTAAAATATTGTTAAACACGTCCTTCAAATCGGTCGCAACCGACACGAAAATATAACCGAATGTATTGCTGAAGGGGGACAACCATCCGGGAAACACGACAAGCGCCGCCTTTAATGCGCCTAATACGAAAAACCAAGGTAACACCGTCGCCCATAATGCGGTCTTGGTTTGGTCGAATCCGCAAATATCTTTTGACATCGCCAAATTAATGAAATATTCGCCGATTAATAAGACGAGGAAGAACACGAAAGTTACCCCCGCACTTAAAACACCATTTTTCGTGAATTTGTAATAAGAGTATGCCGCGAATATCACTAAAAAGAACCCGATAGCTACAGTTGAACTTAATTCGGCCATATCGTCGTCGTCGTCGTAATTACAATATACGGCGATTATTATCTACCGGTAATCACCGGTATTTCCGGTATCTACCGGTATTCGTTAAACGTGTATTCTTTCTTTTTTAGTGTATACTAAGCGAACCGGCGAACAAGCGAACGAATCGATATGGACCACAATGCGCCTGCGCCCTCCCTCACCGAACCAGGTGTCCGATACTTTTTAAGCAAATCTCTCGAACAGTGCCATAAAATCAAAGATTTTCACCATACCCGGTCGTTTAATTTTATGATGGGTGTTGTATTGTTTGTATGTTTAGGCGTATTTCTGTATGTTCGGTATAAAGGCAAACCTACACCGGAAGAAGTTGAAGCAAAGAAACGACGGCAACAAGAATATATTCTCTCGAAATTAAAGATGGTAAATGCGACACACTATGCGCAAAGTAAGGGCATCCCGATGGATTGTCGAACACACCCCGCGGGCAACGGTATGGGGATGCTTACCAATTTGCCTGCCTGGAAAGGACCGGAAGAGGATTATTATACACGCAAATACGCATAACGCCGTATGAATACGTCCTTATTAGTATAAATACTATCTAGATATAGAATACTATCTATAGATAGAATATACAATGTCCGCATCCGCCTCGATTTACCAAGACTTACATGAGGCGATACAAGAACGGAGTTATCAAAGGGGCGGTGGCGGCGGTGGCGGCGGCGCAGCGTCCCGTATCATCGCCCAGAAAAAGACCAATGACACCCGCGACACTCTGAAAAAGGCAACCCGAGTCCTCCTCGAAATGTCGCGCAAGCAAGAAGACGCGCTTAAAAAGCATATTCAGCGCGCAGCCGATCCCAATGAGTTCCGCGGGCTCATCTACCCATACCAACTCATCCCCGAGGAAGACCGCGTGAAAATCAACGACGCAATCCACGGGTATTATTCGATGAAGGAAAAATACAATTCCGCGCTAGAGAAACGCCGGCAACGACTAATGAATGACCCCGTCATCAACTGGCAGTCGTTGTCATCACAACAAAAAGCGAAACGTCTCGCACTTATTAAACCCGCGTGTATCGTGTGTAAACAAGAAGGCGGGTCTATTTTCACAGAAGCCGACGGCAAATTAAAGGCGATTTGCGGGAATATCTCTCAACCATGCGGGTTTCATATCGAGGTCGCACGCGGCAAATACGCGAGTTTAGAGGCATTGATGAACGAATCGTTGGAAGAGGTTCGCGCAACGAAGGACGAGATTATCCGCATGAAACTCGACCTCTTATTCCGATTCATCAACGAAGATGAGCTCCTCGAGAAGTTCGAGACCATCCAGCATAAATTACAGGAGCAGTTGAAGATGTATGCGGAGTTCCGCACCTATTATTTAAGCGTGACGGACAATGATGATATCCAGCGGGATACTGATACACATACGCGGGTAATCGCCGAGAAAATCGCGCAGATTAAGACGTTTATGGTCGAGTTCCAGGAGTCGGACTGGAAAAACCGGAGTATTATCGACGATATTCTCGTGCTTTATCAGACAGATATTGAGCCGGCGTTCTTGAAGATGCGCGAAACAAAATACGTTTACTCGCAAGTAGAGACAACCGAGAATCCGAATGGTGCGTTGGTTGAGATGTATAACGAAGACGAGTTTTACTTATCGCAGAAGAGGTATAGCTATCATGAGTTATATATGCCGGTGATTATGCCGAATTGGATTGCGGATAATCGGGTGATTACGAAACCGGTGGGGAGTATCGGTGCTGCGCCGGGGGGTCGTGCCGCTGCGTCCCGGTCCGAGTCCGCGCCCGTGCCCGCGCCGGTGGTAGAGGTCGTCGACCCTGAACCTGAACCTGAACCTGAACCTGAACCTGTATACGAAACAACCGTCCATCAACCGGACCCCGCATCCACATGGTATAAAGGAAAGGCTGCTGAACTCGCGGCGAAAAAGGCTAAAATGTTCGAGGGACTATAGTACGACCGGACGACGGACGACGGACGACGGACGACGGACGACCGGACGACGGACGACCGGAACGACGGGATTATTATCGCGGTATAATATACAATGTTTAATATATTTAATCATATCTCTTTCCCGATTTTCCTTATCAGTCTTTCTGTCGGGTTATTCTATGTCTATATATCGGTTCCCAACCCGAAGGTGATTTACGTATATCCCACCCCCGACAATATTGCGAAGTTTCAATATAAAGACAACGCAGACAACTGCTTCACATTTGACGCCAAGGAGGTATCGTGTGCGAAGGCAAAGGGGGCTGTGAAGAAGATACCTGTCCAATAAGGCTCGCCCGAGCGCCGGTTCGCCCGGTCGCTAATTTATATCTAGTGTATATATTAGAATACTAATTCATTACACTACAAACAAGAATGGGGTTTCAAAGATTACTCCATACAGATACAGGACGCACGATTATATCGATTATACTTGGTTTAGGCATTGCGTCGTTGTTTCGGAAGGCGTGTAAAGACCGGTCGTGTATCGCCTTTCGCGCCCCGCCTCTCAAGGATTTAGAGAAGGATACGTATAAGTTGGATGACAAATGTTATCAATATAAGACGAAAACGGTGAAGTGTGACGCGGGGAAGAGGGATGTACAGCTTTCGAAATAACGCGTCGTTATACTCGTTTTACTCACTTCGTTCGTTCCACTCACTCCACTCCGCTGCGATGCTCACACATTTCAGCGCGTGTGCGTAATATATTTATCAAAATCAATATTATCATAAATATATTCTCATGAGTGACACAACCAGTATTGATGATCTGCCTTTAAGTAGTCAAACCGTGGGTTTAGGCGGAAACTACGGCGGTGGCGGTGGCGGTGGTGGCGCGCCTCTCATTTACTCCCCTAATGTAAGCATCGATCCATCTCTTCAGAATCAGCAGCAAATCCCAGGAAATGTAATGAATGAGGTGCTTCAAGGCGTCCAGCGTGCCAGCGCCAATGGAATGACAATGATGCCTACGAGAGATATTCCGATGAACCCAAATTCATTTACGCATGATGATCAGGCGAGACCCAATTATGTCCCGCAACCGAAGACCGTCCATTTTCAGGACGGCGGCGGCGGCGGCGGCGGTGATTATATCCGCGATCACACTTCCATGGAAAGTATCGTCCGTGCCAATGCGCGACAGTCCAATCAACTCGACACCATCGAGGCGATTTATAATGATCTTCAAATGCCGATACTGCTCGGTATCCTCTATTTCATTTTCCAGATGCCCATTTTTCGCGCACAGTTGCTTCATTTTCTGCCATCCTTATTCGGCGAAGACGGTAACTTTAAAATGATTGGGCTCACCGCAACTAGCGTGATGTTCGCAGGAACATTCTTCGTCATCATGAAGATATTCAATAAGTTGGGAGAAGGACTCCGCTAATCGGTTTTCTTGCTGCGTTTGCGGGTCTTCGTCTTTGCCCCCGCAGCCTTTTTCGGTGCTGACGCAGTCTTCGCGGCGGCTCCTTTCGCGGCGGCTCCTTTCGAGTTTTCCAACGGAATATACCGCAAGAACCACTCCTCGTATTCTCGTGTATCCCGCTTATCTTTCAATTCTTCATATTTCTTCGTCTTTTCAAATCGCATCGATTCCAATGTCGGCTGCTTTCCATAACAATTGATACTGAAACGCCGCAATAACCCGGTCTGTTTCAGGCGATTATGCTGCTGGACATCGAACAGAAACTGCGACATACATAAAATACGGTTAATATCATAGTATACGCGGTCCGCATAAATAAATGCCAAATAAAAACTCAACATTGTATCTATCGTCGCAATACGGATTGTTTGATTGCCACCCGTATTTTGGGAGGCATCGTCAATCCTTATTGTATTATAACTATGGCACGCGAGTGGTTTGTATAAGAACGCAATGACTTCCTCGCCGACGCGAATATCATAATGCTCGGAGATGACCTCGCCAACGCCTTTATGTTTCGTATATTTGACTCCGGAGTATTTATGCGCGGTGAGTTCACGGACGACCTCTTCGCATAATGCGCGCGGGTCTTCCGAGAGAATATCGAAATCGGGGATTTTGTTGACGATACGGCGCTGGTGCTTTGGCATATACCGTGAATACAGGATATTCGCATACCCGCCGAAAAAGACCGCCTTGTTTTTAATGAACACGCCTCGGACAATAGTATAAATATCGGTTTGTTGAAGGAGTTTCTCTCGGTTGGTAGAATAGGAAACATTGGATGTGCTGACGGAGTAATGTGCGTCGGACCGGGACTGGGACTGGGACCGGGACCGGGACGCGCTGTCATCGCTTTCGTCGTCGTCGTCGTCGTCGTCGTCTTTATGGCTGCGACGCCCCCTCTTCGACGATGGTTCTTTTTCAATATCTCTCGCCGACATCGAATAAATAACAAACTCATCATCTTGGAGTAATCCTTCGTGTTTTACATTTAGATTATACCGATGTGTCACTTTGTCTTCTTCAAGAGAATACTCATAATCTCCAATAGTTTCTTCGTGTTTGTCTACCGCGTGAAATAAATGGCGCATATACGCCGCAAGGGTATGATGCTTACGTTTGATTTGAGAGATTGCCTTTCGTTTCACAGAGGTTACGCTGTTGAAGATTCCGCCGCCGGTTTTTACGGACCCGGACCGGGACCGGGACGCGGATTTGACATGTGACCGTGATCGGGACCGCGACGCGGACCGAGTCCTTGAGGGTGTTCGCGTTCGCGAAACCGTGATCTCCCCCGTATTCTCATCCGTCGCCCCTTCAAACCCCCGCTGATACTCTATTTTATCACACTGATAGCCCTTAAGGGGATAATGCGTATTCAACAGAGTCAACCGTTTCTGGACCTTCTCCCATCGCGATACATCGCCATCTGGCCGTGATAATTCTAAATACATCGCCATACGAAGAAAGTCGGGCGGCGCATACCGTATTCCGCTTTTAATAATCGCATCCTTCGATATCGCCTTGAACAGGTCAGGCTCCATTTGGGTGATATCCGCAATCCCCGTGAAATTCACGAAGACCTTATATGTCCCGTGATGGACGCCGGATTTGGCCTCGACATCCTCATACCCCGCCTTATAATAAATATCCGCCAATTCTTTCGCATGGTCAAGCGCGTTGTCCGAATAAAAATCATAATCCGGCAATTCGATATCCTTATTGTAAAATTGGGCGTCTTCGGGCAAGATATTATTGATGGCTGTCCCACCATAACACACCAGTTTTTTATCCGCGATAAACTTCTCTACAATCGAGATGATTTTCTTTACTTCAGGGTCGCGCATCACTTCGACACCTTTCCTGTTTTCAACCTGGTCGACCGCCTGACGCAATATTTCCAATTCCTTCTCTTCATACGTTTGTGATTTATCGCCGTTCTTTTCTGATGGCATTATTATATTCGCCGTGTGTCTAATATAATAATCATATATAATAATTCCTGTGGCCCGTCGCCCGTCGCCCGTCGCCCGTCTATAACGTGAATTTAATACCCGGTGCTTCCGCGGGTCTGGCTTCCATCGACGATTTCGGATTGGGTGGCGCAGGTGGCGCAATCGTAATCGGAACATATCGCAATTCTTCGGGTTTGAGTATAAATCCGTATCCAACTGACGCGAACTTATCCTCATACGCTTTAAGTTTCTCATCACGCGCCTCCTCCTGAAAGCACATCGCCACGAGTTGGCATCCCCATGTAAACGGACCATTGTGTCCGTCATTAAGCGGGCGACCGCTCTTGTCCGGAACCACGAGACACATATTCTTCTTATTCGCGTCCTTGAACGCTTGCGGGTCGCCGATATTTTTCACGCCGAAAAAGGTATACTTCGAGAGAAACAACGACTTTGAACTCATATTAATAAGCTCAAACAAATTGGTACTACGATATACCGGATTCGTTCCATCCACCATCAAAATCATCTTCCCTCTTAATATTTTAACATCCTCGTTACCTAAATCCTTGGAATGGTACTCACGCCCGTATTTCGCTCCAAGTAAATTACGCGCCATCGTTTTGCTTTGGGTGATAATTTTCGCGAGATTATTATACATTGTCACATTACGCGACATAATACGCATATGGATAATAAAGGGGTCGTTCGGATTGGGGCATTTTGACCCGGAAAACGCGTAACTACCTAATACTTCAAATGCCTCTGAAACGGGAATGTGATTATATGTCTCCTTATAATTGAACGAATTCACGGATGAAGACGCGATAACAGGCTGGTTATCTACCGAAAACACCTCGAAATCAATACATCGGCAACCGCGCGCGAGGACATAAAGGCACGCGTCCATACTCACGGTAGAATTCTTGAACTTCTCTGGATTGAATGCGTTATATGCGGTTTTGATGTAATAATCGCGGAGTTTGAACCGACTTTGACTATCTTCTGGATTCATAGACGTGAGTTTATTGTCGATTATTTTTTTGGAATTCTGGTCGGGATTATCGAGGCCTTCTCGGACGCTGCCGCCATTGCCGCCGCCATTGCCGCCGCCATTGCCGCCGGACAATAAAGGCGCAATACTACTAACGTCAAGCGCCGTCCCAGCCTGTCTTCGCTGATGTATCGTCATTTCATTCTCACTGGTATTTGGTGTAAATCCTTCCGTGGATAGCGGCGGTCCGATTATGCTATTCAAACCCGACGAATCACCCGAACCTTTCAAAATAGACAATGCGTTATCGAGTGTGCTGTCTGCGGGAGCATCGGCAGCATCGGCAGCAGCGGCAGCATCGGCAGCATCACCCGCATTCTGTAGACCTTCACGAATACGGTATATTTCATGGTTGCGCGAAACCCCGTGCGTTTGTATTAATCCAGACACCTGCCATATTGCGATGAATAATAGAATAAAAGAGATAAATACGACTTCTATAGAAATGGATTTTACGAATAATGACATGAGTTGTATCTCTTTATTTTGTATATAGTTATTCTATATAAAGATAATAGAAACAAAGATAATAGAAACAAAGATAATAGAAACAATACTAAATGACAGGTGGATTACTAAACTTGGTCGCAACCGGCAATCAAAATGTTATCTTAAACGGCAACCCCAAAAAATCGTTCTTCAAGAGCACGTATCTTAAATATACGAATTTCGGTCTTCAAAAGTTTAGACTTGATTTCGACGGACAGAAAAAACTCCGTTTGACCGAAGAATCGAAATTCACGTTTTATGTGCCACGATATGCGGAGTTACTGATGGATACGTATGTATGTGTGACACTTCCCACCATTTGGAGCCCGATAAACCCTCCCAGGACCTCGGGTGATATGTGGGCCCCTTATGAATTCCGGTGGATTGAGAATCTGGGAACCCAGATGATTAAAGAAATCACGATTTCCGTCGGTGGTATGACCCTCCAAAAATTCACCGGGAATAACTTGATGGCAATTGTAGAGCGCGACATGGATAAGACCAAGCGCGATTTGTATAACCAGATGACGGGCCACCTCCCCGAATTATACAATCCGGGTTGTTCAGGCGCGCGTCTGAACCAGTATCCCAATGCGTATCGCACGTCGAATATTGCCGGCGCCGAACCCTCCATCCGCGGGCGCAAGATATATATCCCGATTAACGCATGGTTCACGCTGTCTTCCAAAATGGCATTCCCCCTCGTCTCGCTCCAGTATAACCAGCTCCAAATCGACGTCACATTGCGCCCGGTAAGGGACCTCTTCACTATACGCGATGTAGGCGATTCGGCGAATTATTGGCCCGTCGTCCAACCCGATTTCACGAACCCCCTTCACCAAATGTGGCGGTTTTTATACCCGCCACCCAGTATTGATTTGAGCCTGAATTCATATCCTAGTATCCGCGCGGATTGGAATGCGGACGTCCATTTAATGGCGACCTACTGCTTTCTCTCGGATGATGAATCTAAAGTCTTCGCGGCCAACCAGCAGAAGTACCTGATTAAGTCGTATTATGATTGGACATTCAATGATGTCACTGGGAATAAGAAAATCAAGATAGAGAACTCGATGGGGATGGTGGCGTCGTGGACGATGTTTTTCCAGCGGAGTGATGTGAACCTGCGGAATGAATGGAGCAATTATACCAACTGGCCGTATAATTACCTCCCGTATGATATTATTCCCGCGCCGACGGATGATGACTGGCGACCCGTGGCGTTCACGGAAATCGTCACCACCGCGAGCGACCTACAGACACCCGCATGGCAAGCCCGTCCCGACTTCCAATTCGACCAGTATTATTATGATAAAAACGGGCCGAAGAACGGGATTGGCCCCGGTATCAATCCGGGCGATAAACGGCTGACGGGCCTTCACATTACGGGGGATTTTCAATCCGAGAACGAGCGCGACATTTTACAGATGTTGGGGATTTCACTGAATGGTAAATACCGCGAGAATCTGCTGGATGCGGGGGTTTATAATTATGTCGAGAAATACACGCGGACGCGTGGGTGTGCGAAACCGGGAATATACTGTTACAATTTCTGCCTGAATTCGGACCCGTATGACCTACAACCTAGCGGTGCTATCAATATGAGTAAGTTTAACCAAATCGAGCTTGAATTGACGACGATATACCCGCCGCTGGACCCTGCTGCTGAAGTGAAAATGATTTGTAATCCGAATACGAAGGAAGTCATCGGAATGAATAAGCCGAATGTGAATATTTACCACTATTCATACGATTTTCATATTTTAGAAGAGCGGTATAATGTATTAACGTTTGTGTCGGGGAATTGCGGATTGATGTATGCCCGCTAAGGGCCGCCGGGAGGCGATGCCCGCTAAGGGCCGCCGGGAGGCGATGCCCGCTAAGGCGACGCACGCTAAGGCGATGCCCGATAAGGCGGGCCGCACGCACGCTAAGGCGCACGGATTATTATATGTTATTATTATAACTAGTATTAGTATTTGAATATAATAATAATAACAAGAAATGGCCGATGATGAAGAAAATAATGACGGCGGTGGCGGTGAAGACGGCGGTGAAGACGCCGGAGGCGCATTTAGCAAAGTTGGCGGGTTGTTTTCTGGCGGTGAGGACAAGGACAAGGACAAGGACAAGGACAAGGACGCCGGCCCTAAAAAGAAAGCCGCACCCAAATCGCTATTCGACCTTGAAGCCTTAAAGGAATTCGGGTTGAATGTATTGACCCTTTTTATCGAAACCGTTGTTATTTCGGTGATTTGCGTGAATATCCTTTTTTACGCAGACCCAAAGAGTATCCGAATGAACAATCTGAATTTACAGAAACTCTTCCCAACAGACCGACATGATTGGCCGTATTGTTATACGAGCGAATATACGGAATGTGATGCCGATTGCGAAGATAAATTTGGCGGAATCGCCGACGACCCGAACAATTCAAGCGTGAAAAAGATATACCTGAAAGCCGCAATTCTGTTAGACACCTATGTGTTCAAATGGTTCTGTTTAACCAAAGAGGAGTTGGATATGGTGAAAGAAAGCGTGGACGAAGGTGTCACGAAAGTGAATCTCATGAACGGGAGTTTCATCAAGGTACGTTTTAAGCAATGGATTAATAACGCATTCATCTTCTCGTTTTCATCTGACCGGTCCATGTTATTATTTATTCTGAACTATATCACAAAACTGACACATAGTATTCCGAAAGAGTTAGAGGATGTCGTTTCACCGCTCCTGATTCTATTGATGCCGTTTGTGTTTTTGTTAATCGCGTTTTTTACGATAGGTGGCGGACCATTATTCACGACATTTCTTGGAATGATTTTAAATCCCACCGAACATCGTAAGGAGTTTATCGGCGGTTCATTGTGGTCGATATTTACCGGATTTGGTATTCTAGGAATTTTACCGTTTGTTTCATTCATCGTCCAAGTCATCCAATTTCTCGGAACGTTCTTTGTTTATCCATTTCTTCACTGGGACCAGTATCGCATACTTTATGCGAAATATATCCCGATTATCTTCTTCTTCTTTAATTTGGTGTTGATGTTTTACGCATTCGAAGGATTAGAACTCAATGTTGCGGCCATCGTGATTCTTGTTTTATTGGCATTGTATTTAACAACGTATTGGCAAGGCATAATGGAGTTTTTCAATAAAATCAAAAACTGGGGGGCGTAGAATCCGCGCGCGTATAAATGACATAAACGATTTTATTGTAATAAACTATATCTGTATTCGATTCCATTCATTACATTCATTCGATTCCATTCATTACATTCATTACATTCTATGGGCGGTAAAAAAAAAACCGCATCGGCCAGCTCGGCCAGCGCTGCCAGCACCAGCGCCGGAGAACCCGTCAAGTCAACCCCCGAATATTTCAAAAAGTACCCTTTCGTGAGTGTATGTACCCCCACATTTAATCGCCGCCCCTTTATTAACGCGATGATATCGTGCTTTAATAACCAGGATTATCCACAAGACCGAATGGAATGGATTATTATCGATGACGGAACCGACCCCGTGGAAGATCTGATTGCGTCGCACCCTCGCGTCAAATATTTCAAGTATGAGACGAAAATGACGCTGGGGAAGAAGCGCAACCTGCTTCACGAGAAGTCGCGCGGCGAGATTCTGGTATATATGGACGACGATGATTATTATCCACCCCAGCGCGTATCTCACGCGGTAGAGATGCTTGTCAGTCACCCGGAAGCACTGTGCGCAGGTTCCAGCGAAATCTATATTTATTTCAAGCATATCTCGCAAATGAAGCGTTTTGGACCATACGGCCCGAACCACGCGACGGCGGGGACATTCGCGTTTAAGCGCAAGCTCCTGAAGAACAACCGATACAATGACGACGCGTGTCTGGCGGAAGAGCGCGCGTTTCTGAAAGATTATACGGTCCCCTTCGTCCAATTGAACCCGATGAAGGTGATTCTCGTATTTTCGCATGAGCATAATACATTTGATAAGCGCAAACTCCTCGTGAATGCGAACCCGGATATCGTGCGTGATTCACCGAAGAAGGTGATGGATTTCATTAAAGAACATGACCTTCGCCGGTTTTATATGGTAGAATTGGAGAAACTGTTGGAGAATTATGCGCCGGGGCGACCTGAAATGAAACCGGATGTTATCGCACAGACACGTCAAATGGAGAAGGACCGAGAGAAGATGGCGGCGGATGCGGCTGCCCAGGGGGGCGCAGGAGGCCGAATCGTAATTCAGCAACCAGGTAAGGAACCTGTTGCGCTTACAAATGAACAAGTCATTCAAATCATTCAGAATCTACAGTCAGACGTAGCATCTCGTGATAAACAGATTGGAGAGTTGACGGCGCAATTACAGCACCACGCGCAAGCGCAAGCGGCGTCGGCGTCGGCGGCGGCCGTATCCGGTATAAGCACAGACGGCACCATTGAAGCCACCCTTGTCGCGAATGACCATAACGATATTTTGGAACGATATGAACAATTACTCAAAGAAAACCGCGAATTACGTAGACAACTCGACGGCGCGTCTGAAGTGATGTAATCGCGTATTGTTATTATTATTATATGGAATCAATTCCACATAATAATACATTTTATTCCTTCACCACATAAATGCTATGGATATTCAATATAAACATGCGTGTTTTCGACTCATGAATAATGAATTCGTGACGCTCACTATACTCTTTGAATCTCTCGGCGATAACCGTTTCAATCTCTGAAACCGACAAGTCATCCTCCTTTGTCTTAAATTCATTCTTCGCGGCGGCGGCGGCGTCTGCGTCTGCGTTATCGTCGCCATTACTGCGACTCTTCGATTTGTGTTTGCGACTATTCTTGGGTGCGGGAGGAGGTGGTTCGATATATTCCCAAATGCCCGACGACTCAATCTTATTATCATTCATATTATAGACCACCGTCTGTGAATCAAATACAAGTGCGGATTCTGGCCCATGGCCATATTCTTGAAGCTCGATTTCCGTGATTTTATCCAAGATATCCAAGAAATCGTCGCTACGAATATACGCACGAATATAACCAACAATTTCCGGTGTTATTTTTACTGTAATTATCTTGGTCTCATCATCGCTGTCGGACCCCGATCCGGATTCGGACCCAGACCCGGCACCGGACCCGGCATCTGACCCGGCATCTGACCCTGAACCAGACTCTGACTCATACCGGCTATCTCCGCCAGATTTAGAAGAGGGTGAAATACATTGTACTTCCGGGTCAAGGATAAGTTTATACTTTGAATCAAATGAAATCGATGCGCCCATTCTACGGATGTTTCTACATATTTCTTATATCTTTTTGATGTATATCAAACGCGTCGACGGCGGCATCGGCGGCATCGGCGGCATCGGCGGCATTATTCTAACAAATCCGTATTGTCTGTGGCCAATGACGACGCCGTTGACTGTTCCGGTTTCGCCATATATTTATCTAAATAACGGTAGATTCGATTCACGTCCAGTTTAGAGATATCATACGTTTCAAGGATGCGCGGGATTTCTTCCTCCGGATACTGGTTCCGAAGTGTCAGGAAAAACGCGAACAGGTCCTTTTGGTCCATTGAAAGCTGAATACACAAATTCTGTATAAAAAGCAGGTTATTGTATTCCGTGCTATATTTGGTGAGAACCTTCGTAAATCGCACCTCCGTCGGGTTGAACCGCGCTTTTTTTGGGAACGACTGGTGGTATAAATGATGGTTATAAAACGTCTTAATCAGTGAACACAACTCGTTGAATAACCAAATCTGGTTCTGGAATGTGATACGGTCGAAATAATCCGCCATACAAATATTATCCAGCAATAATTGATAAAAGGGGACGGACACCGCCACTGGCATCTTTTCAAGCACGTCGATGACATTCTCGTGCCATAAGAGACCAATCGTTGTTCGGTCGGTCTCATTGATGAGCGTATTATGGTCGCAGATAGGATACGCGGTATTGAACAGTTTTTGCGTGACTTTCTTAATATCCTCGTTGTATGTCTTCGGCTGAAATATCGCGTGGAGGATATTATTCGAGATAATGGTGTTCGGAGTTTTATTCATTTCCGCGACGGCGTTCAGTTTGCGTAAGTTGCCCTGGATAAATGTCAGGATGCTTTTACGTAGGCCGATTTCCAGGTTCGGCATCGTCATATCCACCAACGTTGACATTTGCGCGGGTGTAGGCGTTTTCAGCTCATATACGTGACAGACCTTCATGAGCTCTTTGATTTTCTTGTCGATGTGGTAATTCCCGATACAAATAATGGGATTCATCGTGATTTCTTCCTGTTTCTGTTTTTTGGTCTTTTTAGGGCGAATCAGTTTAATAAGGGACGTAATACCGCCCTTGTCGCCGTTATTCATTCCGTCGAGCTCGTCCATCACAATGACGATTTTCTGGATTTTACGCTGGAATATCGACATTATATTTTTATCGGAAATATTGTGTTGGGTGATGGAGTCGATGATGGACTTATTCCGGATATCACCCGCATCGTATTTAATAATATCGTAGTTTAGTTCTTTCAGTAGACGGATGACGAACTCGGTTTTTCCCGCGCCGGGTGCGCCGTAGATATAGACCCCGCGCTTAAATGTGAGATCGCTCTTGTTTTTTTGAAAGGATGCGAGGAAGTCGCGGATGTTATTGTATATGGTGTCGCGGCCTAGATACGTGTTATAATTGATGATATTGTTCGCCATGGCAGGCGAGGGAGCGGCGGCGAGCATGGCAGACATTTATGACAGTTTTCTTGGATAGTTATTTACCATATGTTTTTCTTTTTATATATTATAACCCACTTATAACATAATGGATTCGTTTCAAGGTTTATTCGCGCCTCTCGATAAGGATTATTGTCTGCTTTTTTACTGGCTTACTGTCGTGAATTTCATCTTTTTGGCGATTGCGGGTTTAGGATTCGTGTCCGCTCTTCTAATGTTATTTAGGGGGAAGGTGACAATCATGAGCGCCTTTTATTCCTTTTTGATGATTTTGGTCTACGGCCTTATGTACTTCCAGAGTCGTTTGTTCTACTCGATGTGCGTCACTGGAAATATGAAGGCTGGTTCGTTCGGCGCGGGGGGCGCAACTGACTCTCTTCCCGCCGTCGCACAACAGGCATCGGGTGCTTCACCTGGGGCGTATCGGTTCTAAAGCTCACTCGCTTCACCGTTCGCTGGGCTCACGGTTCGCTCGTTCGCGGGGGTTCGCCGCTTCCTGACGTCAGCGACTCATTCGTTGTAATGTAAATACATACTATTACATTACATCCCATTACATCCCATTACAGGCACTTCAACGACGCGCTTTTCGACGCCTTTCCGTCCAAAATACCTTCCCACGGAATATATCCATCACCATCACTAGACACACCACTATAGGCCGTGATATTTTTAATCGTATTGTAATTATTACAATTATCAGCGGGGTCGGAACGGATAGCGGTGCCTGTGTATAGTTTGTAGGGGTCCGAGCAAGTTGTTCCATCATTGCTCAAGGTCATCCTATCCGGGCATTTCGCGGTTTCAGGTGGCCATTTTTGCGCGCTTTTTGATTTCCATAACAAAATCGCGACGGTTCCCACCGAAATAATAAAGGCAATCATCGCCAATAATAAAACCATCTTCTGGATAGACAAATTGAAAAAATTGCTAAACATCCCACTGCCTCCGCCTCCATTTCCAGAACCCGCATCAGATCCGGAACTCCCAATACCTGCGGATGAACCTGTATTTTTACTGCCTGAAATGAAATCCATGTGTTATCCGAATAACGTGACTATATACTATGAATATAAAAAGAAAAGAATTGGTATTGTATTTAGAGAAATAATCTGTATCCAATGTATAAGATATGAACTACAACGCAGCTCCGCAAAATACCTTCATCGGCCAACCCAAAAATGGACGTCTTGATATTGTAACGCCCCCCACGCAGGACCAATTCGCGCTTTATGATAAAAACCCGGTCCATCAGTGTGTGACCTATCGTGATGCGTTAAACGGAATATGGGAGAATACACCGCTGTCGAACGCGTTCTTTAGTAAAGAGAATATGCAGATTATTCAGAACGGTATTCGCGCCGGCGTTTACCAGCGGTCCAAAGGAAAATATGTCATTGGCGAACAGGACTGCGATACCTTGCGTATCATTATGCGCACCATCTTTCTCCAAAATGCGACCAATGCGCCGACCGAAATCCGCGCTCAGATTATTGAGTTGAATGAATTAGTATTTGAATATTGTGTTCCTAGAATACACGGCGAGGCGGAGGGGTATATCCAGTATAAGCGCGATGTGAGTAATATGTATACGCCGATGGCGCGGCCGAATTTCTCGGATTACAAGCACAAGACGTTGGAGTTGAAGCCTTGGTTCTAGTTTCTCACTCGGGCTCCAGGGTGGCGAAGCCACCCCTTTCGCCCGAGCTCGACTGTGCTCGTTGCTCACTCGGGCTCCACTCGGCTACGCCTCCTTTCGCCCCTCGTTCGCGGTCTTGCTCGATATTGGCTCCCATAGATGGCATCATATCAGACAGGGCGAGGCGAGACGAATGGAGCAACGCGAAATGAGACGCAGCCGAGCATCCTTTCGCCCCTCGTTCGCGGTCTTGCTCGATATTGGCTCCCGTATATGCTCCGTATTAGGAACCATTTCAGACAGGGCGAGGCGAGACGAATGGAGCAACGCGAGGCGAGGCGAATGGAGCAACGCGAAATGAGACGCAGCCGAGCATCAATAAAAAATGTATTATTTTTATTATTATCTATTACTGTATATGATATTGGTTACGCCTTCTTCACGACCATCTTCTTCTTGCTCGCTGCTGCGCCTCCCCCGGCCGCTGCGGCGCTCGTCGTTTTCGTCATCGCCACCGACGCCGCCTCCGCAGCCGCCGCCCATTTTTTATACTCCGAGTCCAATTCATCCAAGTCCTTGGTCCATAACGCTTGAATCGATGTATCTGTAAGTTGCTGATGTTGTGTTCGCTTGGAATCACGCTCCCCTAGAAGGTGCCTGACATTCTCATCCGTCACGCTATCCATCGGCATCTTCAGCAGGTATTTATACTCGGTGTCCCCTTCGATGTGTTCATAACCGTGTGCGGTCATCTTTGCGTGAATCGCCTCCTTTGTCTGACGACGTAATTCCAATTTGTCGTCAAGCACTTCCTGGATATAACGCGCCCGGTTCGTGAGGACCCGCAGTTCATTCCCGAGTTGCGCCAACATCGCCGTCTTGCGTTTCGAATACAGGGCGAGGCGCTCTGTGTAATAATCATCAATGATGTCGTAGATGTTCGCGTATTTCCTGAGTTTCTCGCGTGCGTCGAAGAGATTCATGTTCGTCGTACTTTGCGTCGTGAATAACCCGAGCAGCTTCTCCAGTTTGTTCGTGCCCGCATCCGCGTCGATGATTACTGCTTGAAGATCTTTCGGTGTATGAGGGTACGTCGGATGGAACGTAACGGTAATATCCACGACTGCGTCGGTTGACATATCCGTATATTCTTTCAAGACGGGGGATGCGGCGGTTGCTGCGCCACCAGCGGCGGCCTTGTCCTTGTCCTTGTCCTTGTCCGCCGGGAGTTCCATCAACTTTTCCAGGAATTCCTTATAATCGTCTGTCCATGTTCCAATCGGGAGCTCGGTGATGCGGACTTTACGGTCGGCGATGATTTCGTAGGTTCCTTTGATGAGATATTTCGCGGCCACGTGGAATGTGGACGCACCGGAGGTCGCGGAGGCTGCGTTAGCAGCCGAAGCCGAAGCCGCAGGTGAAGCGGAAGGCAAAATCGCAGCCGAAGCCGAAGCAGCCGCGGCCGGACCCCCGATATTCTTGATGGTTCCTTTAAACCCCTTGAAATAAGGCTCAATGACGGGGCGGTCACTCGACGAGACCCCCGTGAGCATCGCGCGGATATACGCGATAATTTGAACCGGATTATGCGGCATAATATCCGTGCTGAATCCTGTTCCGATTCCCTTGCTTCCATTGACGAGAATCATCGGAATCGCTGGAGCATAATACACCGGCTCCACCATCTGCCCGTCATCATCGATGTAGGTTAACACCGCGTCGTCTTCTTGGCGGTAGATAAGTCGCGTCAGCTTGTTGAGTTGGGTGAAGATGTATCTTTCACTCGCACTGTCGGAACCCCCAGCACAGCGAGTTCCAAACTGACCATTGGGTTCGAACAGATTGATATTGTTGCTGCCGACGAAATTCTGCGCCATCCCGACAATCGCCGCATTCAAACTCGCCTCACCATGGTGGTACGCGGCATGCTCGGATACATACCCGCTGAATTGCGCGACCTTGATTTCCGTTTTCAGACCCCCCTTCTTAAACGCCGCAAACAGGATTTTACGCAACGAGATTTTCAACCCATCCATCAGGTTCGGAATCGAACGCTCATTGTCGTAGATAGAGAAGTGGATAAGACCGCGGTCAATAAACTCTTCATACGGAATCTCCGGCTTCGATGTATCCAGGTACGCCTCGCGCGAATACGTCGAGAGCCACTCCTTCCGGTCATCCGCGCGCTTCTTATTGAACGCCATATCCAGGCGGTCATCAGAGAGTTTGCCAGTATGGATGAACTCCACCATCTTCTTATTCTCGAAGTATTCCTTGAACTCCTTGCCTGTGCTCGTACCTAAACCTTTATAATATTTCGTATTCCAACCGGTGGGCACGACCGCGCCTGGGAACTGCTTCTTCCACGCATCAAACTCGCCATCATTGTAGAACAGGACCTCCTGGGTGCCACGGCGGGCTTTCAGAATCGGAGTATTCATAAACCCGATGAACCCGGGAATCTTCGTAAGTGACGGCCACTCGTTCTGGAACAAATTAATACCGAGTCCCTGGATATGTGCGCCGTCTAAATCCTGGTCCGTCATAAAGAGCACCTTGCCATAACGCAGCCGTGTGGCGACATCCGCGGCCGTATAGGTCTTCCCCGTTTCAAGACCGAGGATTTGCTTGATTTCCGCAATCTCGCGGTTTTCGGAGATGCGTTTCGTCGTCTCGCCATGAACATTGAAAAGTTTGCCCTTCATCGGATAAACACCGATAAAATTCCTGTCCTCCTTACTCAACCCACTGACAATACCCGCCTTGGCTGAATCACCCTCGCATAAGATAATCGTACACTGCGCGGATTTGTCCGCCGACCCCGCATAATTCGCGTCGATGAGTTTGGGGATACCGCGAATCGACCGGGTTTTCGCGCCGTCCGTCTTCTTCGCGGCTTTCGTGTCCTTGACCTCTGTTAGAGCACACGCGGCATCCATCACCCCCATCTTCGCGAGTTTCTCGATGAATTCGTCGCTGACTTTACAAGAAGACCCGAAATTCGCGACAGCGGTCCCGAGCTCGTCCTTCGTCTGACTAGAAAACGACGGGTTCTCGATATCACAGCGCAGGAAAAGCATCAGTTGCTCTTTGATGGTATTCGGCTTGACATCGACCTTTTTCTTCTTCTTGATAACCTCCGCCAATTTACGGACGATTTGGTTGGTGATATATTCCACGTGCTTGCCGCCCCTCGGCGTGTAAATCCCATTGACGAATGAGATGTGCGCGAACTCGTCGGAGGTCGTCAGGCACACGGCATACTCCCAGCGGGGGTCAGGATTCTCGTAGATGCGCTTGACATCGCCCTTCCCGCCGATATACAAGTCGACATACTGCTGAAAATGCCTGACGGGGACAACCGACCCATTGTATTTGACTTTCACGGTCTTGTCCGTCACTGCGGCGATATCGTAGGTGCGCTTCAGGAAGAGCGCAAGCATATCCGGTGTGAGATTGTTTCCCGGCAGGCCGAACCTGGCGTAATCAGGGCGGAAACTAACGCGAGTATATGGCTTGACTTTGGTCTTGGTGACCACAGGCGGCACAATCTCGGACAAATTGTTTCGGAACTCCTGGACGTATTTCAGGCCGCGGACATGGTCGACGGTTTCCACGCGCCCCCAGACCGACCAGATAAGGACGAGCTTGAAACCGAACCCGTTCTTCCCGCCGACGATTTTCTCCTTCTTGTTCTCGTCGTAGTTGGTGGATGTGCGAAGATGGCCGAAAATCATCTCCGGAATCCAGAGTTTGTGTTCGGGATGCTGGGCGACATCGATTCCATTACCGTCATTCGTCATATGAATCGTTCCATCCGCGGCGTCGATTTCCACTTCGAGGGTGGTCACGGGGAGCGCATCCGGCTTTCCATCGGCGACGGCCTGTGCCTGACGGACAACATGGTCACGCATATTCACCATCCCTTCATCGAAGAGCTTGTATAATCCGGGGATGTAGGTCACACTTCGCCGGGTGAGCGTCGTCGTCGTTGCGCTTGCGCCGGCCGCGCTGGCATCGGATGCGACGCTTGTGGCCATGGCATCCATGACGTATTCTGTCGTTTCCGCGGGCTCAATCGTGCCGATATATGTGTCTGGTTTTTTAAGAATATGTTCGCGGTCGGTCATCTTTTGGTATTTGTTGAGGTCTTCGGCGGCACCACCACCAGCAGTGGCAGCGGCAGCGGCAGATTTAGTAGATTCCTTTAAAGGCATTGCGGTCCGTGGTAAGCAATATGAGTAACGTATATTACGGATATATGTTTAACTCCTTTCAATTTTATTTTGCCGGGTATATGTATCGTTAACGACACACTCACTCCTTCGTTCGTTCGTATACTCGCATACTCGCATACTCGCAATGTCCATGGCTCCCCGTTACCGCACCAAAACCGGCTTCGGCCTCACATGTAGCGACATATATCGCGTGAATGACGCACTGGTCCAATATGATGCGTCAGGAACTCCGATTGTAATAAACAGCAACGACCCGAATGTCCGCATACCCTATTTGAAATGCCCGACCCTCACGAACCCTACCGCCGGAATGGCGACCTCTACGAATAATACAATGATAACGAAGAAGATGCGTTATGCGCAATTAATCCGCGTAGCGACTGAAACGAAAAACGTGAAAAAGGTATATGCCGTAAATAATATGAATCGGTTCGGTAGTTGGTCGGGGGCTCCTGGTGGGTATGGCGCGCCGGTGACAAACTCGTTTTAGGGACCGACCGACCGAATGGCCTTGTCTTTTTTTCTAATGATGTATTATAACGACTATTGTCTTATTTAGTAAAATGGTGAAACGTTGTGATCGCAGCGATGATGGTTACTACCACATGCACGGCCAGAAGTACCAGATGTTGGAGGGGTCTCGCGCCCAGGTGTGGCACGGAACTGCCTACAAGACCCCCGGTGGTCTCGTCAAGAGTGATTTGATTTTCAACAAGCACGGCCGCGTCGTTTCCGCAAAGAAGCACGCGACCGCCAAGAAGGAGAACCGTCTGCGTAAGTATGGCTACACCGCTCGTAAGGGCAAGTTCGGCGCAATCAAGATCAGTGAGAAGACTGGTAAGCGTCACCGTCTCGTGAATACCCCCAAGAGGCGTTAAAACGACCGCATTACGACCGCATTACGGTAATATTACAGTAATATTATATTACCGTAATATTATATTACCGTAATATAATGGCGAACGATAATATTATCACCGGATATATCTTAGAATTCTTAAACGAAAACAAAATATGGCTTATCATAACGATAGTGGTTACGTTATTATGTAATCCCATCGAAATGATATGGTTGTCCGATCTGTTTACGAATTTTACAACCGCAATCAATAACCTCGAATACGATAATTCGATTTCGATTCTTTGGAAAATCGCCGCAGTAAATGTCTTCATTGACAGTGTCTATATGATCGGCAATTATTACGACAAGGTGTATTTTCCCAAAATGGAAAAGTTTATCCGGTTCAAGCTCATCGACGTTATATTCAAAAACATTGAGGTGAATTACGACAAGGAGGATATCTCCAACCATATCGTAAAAACACTGAAAATCCCCAATATTGTCACATCATTTACCGGCCGATTTATTTATTGGATTGTCACGTTTATTTTGACGACTGTTGTCATTTTGGGGTATGTACTATATTTAAACACCGGAATAGGCTTATTAACGATAAGTATATTTACACTATTTATGATTATGTATTATTACATTCTTTTGAAGACCAAAAACACGTCGGAAGACCGCGAAAATGAAGAGAACACCCTATTATCCAACATCGATGATGTATTAAGTAATTCGTTGAGTATCATATCCACGAAAAAGGTGGACGACGAGATGGAGTATTTGACGAATAAACATGCGGTCTATGACAGCGCCCACGAAGGTCAGTTATGGAACTCATCCATCGGCGGTTTTGCTCTATCGATTGTTATTATAATTGTGCTCGTTTTTCACGTATATGTCATTCTTATCTTATACAAGAGGCGGAAAATCGACAGCAAGGTGACGATTAAGCTGATTTTCATTATATTGTTTTTTGTAAAGTATATCAAAACCGCATCGTTGCGAAGTATCGGCGTGATTTCGGAATATGGTAAAATCACCGAAAATGAAGCGAATATTCGAAAACTTATGGTCGATAAAAACGACGACGGAAAGGAAACGGATATTCCGATAACGGGGGATATCGAGTTCAAGAATGTGTCGTTTGAATACGCGGCGCGTGCTGGTGCCGCCACGGGCGAAGAACGCAAAAAAATCCTCGATAACGTTTCTTTTAAAATCCAACCGCTCCGACGCACCGCAATCATCGGCACAAACGGTAGCGGGAAATCCACTATTATAAAACTGATGTCCGGGTTTTTTAAACCGACCGAGGGCCAGATTCTATTTAACGGGGTGGATATCTCCGAAATCAAACGCGAATATCTGCGAAGTAATTTGTCGATTGTTTCGCAAAAGGTCGTGTTATTTAATCGGTCGGTCATCGATAATATATGTTACGGCACCCAGATGTCGAAGGAGGATGCGATCGCCGCCCTTGACAAATTGAAAGTGATGAATGTGTTTAAAAAGCTGCCGCAGGGACTGGATACGATGGCGGGTTCGCGCGGCGAGAATTTAAGCGGCGGCCAGCGTCAGATTATTTACCTGTTGCGGAGTTACTTGAGTAATAAGCCCATTACTATTATGGATGAACCTACCGCCGCCGTCGACGTGTTCCATAAAAAATACCTCATCGAGATGATTAATGAAATGTCAAAAAAATCGACGGTCATCGTTGTAACACATGATGCTGAATATGCGGCATCATTTCCGATGAAGATATATCTAGAATCGGGTAAAATCACAAAGATCGTCGGTGGCGGCGCGGGCGGCGGCGGCACGGGTGCGGGTGTGACCCCGTTTAGCTATGCGTAATTATGTATACATCGGTCACGATGATACCAGTAATAATATTCGCTGGTATATACATATAATAATAACGAATAACAAGTGTTATTAGTATTGACAATGCTCCTTATTATTACGAGAGAAATACCAGATCCTGTAAATAGCTTGAGTAATGTAGTAAATGCGTTCACCCAACTCAAGATTCCGTACATACTCGTCCGGAAGTGTGACCCCGCGATTATACACCGAAAGGATATTCGCGGGATTATTATCCCTGGAACGAACCATTTCCGCATTATACCGTATGAAATTCAGCCTGAATTAGAGCTGGAACTGTATTACCTACACCATTTTCCGAAATTGCCCGTTCTCGGATTATGCCATGGGTGTCAGTTTCTAACGGTATATTACGGTGGCGGGCTCATCAAATATGAGAGTTTCTGGGTTGGCAATAAAGATATCGAATTGGATCTCTCTATAGATAAAATCTACCACGGGGAAGAACGAAGACAAAAGTTACACGTTCATTTCCGTGATTTACCTGTCATAATGCGCAAGAAGGCGGGCCGTGGCCGTGGCCGTGGCATCCGAGAGATTGCGTGGTTGACATCATATCGCGACCACCGTCGCCACGCATGCGCGTTTGAATTCGAAAAAGACCGTGTATATGGGTTTATGTTCCATCCAGAGGCCAAAGAAAGTTCGTGGCCGATTCTTTACAACTTTTATGACGGGGTGTGTCTTCACGGTGCCGGTGCTGGTGCCGATGTCGCGCATCCATCGTAATCCGGCGACGACACCGGCGAATCCGGCGACGCGACCCACCACTTTAGCGTAATCATCCCGTTTTCATCCAGGTATTCCGCGTATTCCTCGACGAAATACTTCTCAAAATACCGTTTGCTGATAATACGGCGCTTCGCTGCCAGGTAGCACTTCCCGCAATAATATTCGTACGCATTGTATAACGGTTGAGGAAACGAGAGATTCTGTGTGATACACTGGGTTTTAAACCTCTCCAGATACTCGTTGATTTCGGCCTTCTTATCCCAGAGCAGACACCCCATATTTAGGATATACTTATCGTCTTCGATGATGATATCGGGGTAAAAATGGCGGAGAATACCGAGCAGGGTCGCATCGGATGCCGCGCCCGCCCCGACGTATTCATTGAATAGTGTTGAAAGTTCATCTATTTCCAACTCTATTTCGGTGTCATTTATGAAACATTGCTCCCCCCAAAACCGGCGAAACTGAGTGACGACGGGGAGATACCGACTTGTGCGGTTTGGGAATATGTCGGGGGCGGCCGATGTGGACGACGCGGCAGACGCGGCGTAATCCGCGAGTTTAGACCGCAGTGATGCCGCGAAAATCATACTTGGCAATCGAAAATCTGCGAGATACAGCTTCCACAGATATAACATATTTGGCATCGTGATACCGTTTTCAGACGACGCAGGCTCGGTGGAGTGGTCTACGAACTCGCTGATGATTTGCTGCTCGGTTCGAGCGCGGAAAAACCACGCGTGGCTGGCGACTTCCGGTGTTTTACAATGATGATCTAAAAATCCGTCCGCACTACGGAACCGGTGCGAATAATGTGCGGCGACACAGAATAAATCGATGATGGATGATTTCAATTCGGGCATATGCGAGAGACGGAGGTGTGCGGGGTGGTCATGCGCCGCGGACACGGACACGGACACGGACACAGAGGACGCCGCCGCCGCGGACGCCGCGGGAGCATGAATATCCACAATCCGGCAATCCTTATACTGATGATCATAATATTTGAACTTGAATGCCGTCGCGAATGTGTTGGAACCGGACCCGAATAGACCGTAACATTCACCACCGAGATCTTTGATGAACTCCTTCGCGAGCGGCGGGATGAAGTAGATAAGCGGCGCGGATTTTTTGAGCAGAACATCCCCGAGAATGGTGAGGAAATACTTGGCGTGATCGCGGGTGCGGAAGAGCGCGGGGTAAAGCAGCCCGATGACATGCTGGATGGTGCGGGATTCGGGAATCGACGAGAGAATATCGCGGGATTGGATGCTTTTGATGATTTTATTCTTTATGCGATATTTTATTGCGCTTGTTCCGGAGGAGGAGGTAACGTCTGATACTGTAATATCTGATAATATGCGGTGGTGTATTTCATCCTCATGTATCACCGAATATCGGACCTGATTATTATACGTGAAATACAATTCGGATTGCTGGCAGTAGAAATATTTGGTTCGGTTTAGGAAAGTCTCCGTGATTTCATCCGCGAGTAGTTCGAGAGATTTCTTCCGTGTTTCGCGTTCGGCGTGTGCGGCCTGGTAGTTTTTAATCGCCTGCGGAAGCTGGGTCTTGACATACGCGTGGATTCTCTCGAGGACATACTCGTTGTCGGGTATGGCCGCGTTTGTATTCCATATCTCCGAGAGAATGGCGATAGTGTCGGGGAGGGTGGCGGCGGGAGTCGGCGCAATGGAGGCGGGAGGCACGGACATCGTTTTGGTATTTTAAATTTATGAATATAAATAAATACGATAATTCATTTATATTGTTATGGCGCTTGAATACCCACAAGTAATTTATTTAGATACTACCAGTGATACTATTTCGTTAGAACAAACAGATGGTGCCAGACAAGTAAAATATACTATGCTGGACAGAGGTAGAGGCTCTAGTGGGGTTGTTTATGTAAATGAAGACTCGACAAGATGTATTAAATTGATATTATATCCACAAGGAATTTTGGATGATGCTAAAGAAAGACAAACACATATATACGAAACTGAAGTACGACTTCAAAACATTTCACACAGTTTTAGGTTTGCTCCAGCTATTCATAGAAACTTCAGAACCCAAATTAGGAAAAATGACACGGAATATGACGTATATGTTATTGTTATGGATTATTTAAACCCAACAGAGTGGGAGAATATCACTCATAATGAATTAACACCAATAATGATGAAAGACTTTGTTATGAAGACGGGGTTATATAATGTTGTTGACCCGTATAACCATTTTTATCGAAACCGTTCTACACAACAAATCGTTATGATTGATTACGGAAAAGTGAAAGAGTGTAGTTTGGATAGATCCGAACCATTATTATTGTATTGTTTTAACCAAATGCTTTTGAGATTACATAGTGACCGGAAACCACAGTGTAAGTATTGGGATAAATGTGAACGCCGTAGTGATGGAAGAGAAAAGACAGGAGAACTAAAAGGCGCAGATCATTTCAAGTTGTTCACTCATCCGGAAGACTTTAAACCTAAGAACCTTAGGACGTCTCCCTATGGTGGAAACCGAAATAAACAAACGATTCGCACCCGCCACACCCGTCGCACAACACGCCGCCGGACCCGCCGCACCCGCCGTCGTCGTCGCTAACCATACATACCATTATTTTTGCCTAAATTGCGAAAAATAATGGAATCAAATGAATCTGCGGAAGAATGAAACCGCGAATTAGTGCTTCCTGTGAGCGCGACGCTTGGAACCATTCTTGCGAGAACGACCGACCTTCTTGGACTTGCGAGCACCGCTCTTTTTGGACTTCTTGGCGGACTTCTTACCGGAGCGGCGGCGGGAACGACGGCGGCGACCGCCTTCCATCTCTTTGGCAGTAGCTAACTTGTCTCGTGCTGCTTTAAGTTCATCTTGTGTAGCTGGAGGATCCCTCTCTTCAAGTTTTTTTAATTCCTCAGTTGCTTCATTGACCGCAATTTGTTTGGGTGAGAGGGGGGCGGCTGCGCCTGCGCCTGCGTCTACGCCTGCGACTCCGCTTTCGTCTGCGACTCTGCCTGCGCCTGCGTCTACGCCTGCGACTCCGCTTTCGTCTGCGACTCTGCCTACGCCTGCGGCTGCGGCTGCGTCTGCGTCTACGACTCTGCTTTCGTCTGCGGCTTCGGATTGGACTTCGGATTGGACTTCGGATCTGCCTACGGATCCTTCGGATGGGCCTACGGATTGGGGTGATATGTTTTGTAATGATTCTTGTGCCATTTGTGTTGCTTGATTCATTAATTCTGGGGTCAGTAATTCAGCGGGGTTTTGTGTTGGCATCTTCTATACCTTCTTCTCTTCTCTTATACATATTCTAAATATTAAAATTCGCTTCAATATTGAGAATAAAACAGCCCCATTTTTCAACGCCGCCTCGTCGAACGCGATTTTTTCCTAAATACGCGCTTGGATGATTTTTTGAATTTGCGCGATGATTTTGGGATAGAGCGACGGCGACGACGGGAACCTCCTCTTGATCTCAACACCTGGTCTCTTTTTGTTATTAGAGCCTTTCGGATTTTATCATTAAATGCGTTGATAATATCAGGAGTTTGTTCCCCCCCATCAAACCATAACGCTATTTGTTTTTTGGAGTTAAGGGTGAAACTATCATATAATTCACCCAAACCATCAATATTCGTATCAACAAAATAAGTACGAGATTTAATTATAAGCTCGTCAAGAGTATCCGCCATATTAGCTATTTTGATATTTATACATAATGTGAATATTTTAATCACGCCTCCACCCACCCCCTCTTCGGAAAATCCGCTAAATATTCCGCCCAATCTTTCCACTCCGGGTGTTTTTTCATATGCTCGCGGACCGAAAAGGCCGTCCCACACGGTGGCCCCCAATGTGCTAAAAACGACATCCGTCGAATAGACGCACTATCCGCCACTTTTGTGTCATACGCACCGACGGGTTTGTAGGGAGCGGAAGCGGAGCTGGAGTTGTCGGCGTAGCCATGTTTACAAACCGTCCGCGAATTCGCCGCCGTTTTTCCTAAATGATTGTCATAATGATCGGAGAGGATCCGTTTTACGACGTCGGTATCTATCCGGCCGCGATACTTCTCCGCCAGTTTCTCCAATTGGACGCGGCGATTGCCTATACTTGATGAAACGTCGCGGAACCCGCTGGCCCCCCCGTCAATCATACCCGACCCCGTCGCATGGTTCGCCTTATCCGACATCGACGAAGAGCATTCTATATTACGAATTCTCTCGTCATACGTCGAATTAAACCCGAGAAACACTCCGTTCTTCGTGGTTTCTACATTAACGTAATTCAATCCGAGTTCGACACGCATGATACGCGGGGCGCCGACGTCCCCGAACATCCACGAACACGCATAATCCCCCGAGTTCCGTTTCTGTAATCTCTCGGCGTATTCTTCTAAAGTCCGTCCGTATTGCATACATTCGCGGATGCGGCAACAAATCGGGTCGCGTAAAGCGAACGCATTGAATCCGCTTATCGTCGTCTCGCTCCCCACGATTCCCGCGCCAGTGACGAAGAAGTCGGTCATACTGTATACACCACCTGGCATACTCTGCATCACCATCGGGACGCCATCCCCCGCCTCCGGCTCGATTCGAAGAAGGACATTACAGAATTGCGCGTCCAGGAAATTGCTAAAGGAGGAATGCCCGCAAACAATCCCGCCGTCTTTGGTCCAGTCCTCCCCGACCGCCATAACGAGAGAACACCGGTCTTTCATCTCATCAAGGCGGCGGGAACGTGCGGCGAGTGCGGCGGGGTTGGCGGAGATGGCGAGTTCGTCGCGTATCACATCGGCGTATTTCTTCCGGTATTTCGGTGTATCGATATAACGAAGCAGGTGTGCGTAGAAATAGGGGAGCGACATGAAGACATTGATGAGAATGACTTGACAGACGCGGAGATTCGCCCCCGCCGCAATCCCCTCCATTTCCTTAAATATCTTCGGGAATCGTTTTTTGATGATTCCGAGGTAGAAATCCTCGCATAATCCGTAGAAAAAGTCGATATCGCGACCATACCCTTGCGTGAACTGGAAATCGAAGACGGAGAACATATACGTGAAACGCGCGGGGTCAGCGGCGATGACTTGCTTGCCGTGGGAAACACCGCGGTCATAGGGGGTGCCGCGGATGGTGATACGCAGCCAGCCGTCATTGCCGCCGCCTGCGCCCGCACCGCCGCCGTCATCGTGGTGTATGATTTTACGCGAACTCCGATATCTATGATGACTACGTTTACCAGCAGATGACTTAATTGTTTTTTTATGAGTTCGATGTATTTTCATCATCGTATTATATTATACAGGTATTATCATTATTATACACCTTTTTTAATTTCAAGTGCCGATTTAATAAAAAATGAAATAAATAATTTATAATTTATAAATATAAAATCAAAAATGTCGCAAGAATATTCTGTTGTAATAAAACCACGTAAAATACGCCGATGTATTGAACCAGATTGTAAAGCGAGCGCCATAGGCAAAACCGATAAATGTAAAGCACACGGTGGCGGTAAGCGATGTATTGAACCCGGTTGTCAAGCGAGCGCCCAAGGCAAAACCGATAAATGTATCGCACACGGTGGCGGTAAGCGATGTATTGAACCCGGTTGCCAAGCGAGCACCCAAGGTAAAACCGTTAAATGTGTAGCACACGGTGGCGGTAAGCGATGTATTGAACCAGATTGTAAATCGAGCGCCGCAGGTAAAACCGATAAATGTGTGGCACATGGAGGCGGTAAGCGATGTATTGAACCAGATTGTAAATCGAGCGCCATAGGCAAAACCGATAAATGTGTAGCACATGGAGGCGGTAAGCGATGTATTGAACCAGATTGTAAATCGAGCGCCATAGGCAAAACCAATAAATGTATAGCACACGGAGGCGGTAAGCGATGTATTGAACCCGGTTGCCAAGCGGGCGCCGCAGGTAAAACCGATAAATGTGTGGCACATGGAGGCGGTAAGCGATGTATTGAACCAGATTGTAAATCGAGCGCCATAGGCAAAACCGATAAATGTGTAGCACATGGAGGCGGTAAGCGATG